TTCGGTCTTCCAGTCATCTACCATCCAGATATTGTCCACGTACTGACGTTTGATAGTACGCTCTAGGGCTTTGGCTTTGGCACGTATGCCCGTATAGATATAGCTGAACTTGACTATGTCACCTGAGTGGCTGGCATAGTGTTTGTTACGCTCTCTATAGTCTTCAGCAATGCCAAACCCAGCCCTGCCCCCAACACTGGTCACTAGATACAGGTAGTAGCTCATGCTAGGCTCACAATGTCCTCGTCAAAGAACTCAACTAGATCATCAAAGCGATCCAACAGGGTGGGTGCAATCTTTTCTTTACCCCCAAACTTTTGGTACAGTTGCACTAGGGCACAAGCATAAGCTTCATCACGCCAGTTGCCTGGGTAGCCATGTTGTTTGGTAGTGTACAGGCGATAAGCTTCTTTACAGCTTTCTGCAAACTGTGACAAGTTGCCAAACAGGCTTTGGATAAGCGCGGCCAGTTCTTCTTTAAACTTGTCTGTAATGGGCATATGAGCCGCACCAAACTCTCGGCACAGGTGTTGATAGATAAAGAACAAGTTAACGTGAACACCCTCGTAATGGAAATACTTGTTGTGCCACTCACATGCTACATCTAGCTCTGTGGAGGTCAGTGTCTTAAAGATACTAACGTTCGAAAACGTGCCTGGGTGCTTGAGCAAGTCACTGTTTTCTTCTACAGGGAAACAGTTGTGCTTTTCAGCAATACTAACCATACGCTCTGCTTCTACATCTTCTGGGTCAGTGCGGTCTTTGTCAATGCGTACAACAAACACACTGGTACGCAGTTGCTGATATTGGCTTTGTGCTTTTTTGCCCTTGCCGTTAAGGATGCCAAATGCCTTGCGAGCATAGGCCAAATTGTCTGTTTCAATGTACCAGAAAGCATATTCAAACTCTTTCCAGTCTGTTACGCCGGGCATAAAGCCAGCATCAATTAGAGCCGCTACAGTTGCCGCAGTATGTTGTGCGTCAATGCTGATAAACTTGCCCTTGCTGGTTTTAATACAGATAACAGGTTGCAGTAGAGCAGGGTCAAACAAGTCTACATTGGCGATCTTGTTAGAGCAATGTTTGTCATCTAGCTCACGCTGAATAAGCTCTTCAATATCTAATACGCCCAGCTTTTCCATGCTGAACTTGGGCATGCGATTAAGGTCAAACAGTTTTTGCTCACCTGTCCATTTCTTAACAGTCTTTTTCCAAGCAGAACTCTTGTTCAACTTGTCCACACGATCTTGTAGACTAACTGTTTTGCCCTTAGTCCGCTTGAGCGGGTTCAGAGTAGTCATTGGGTTAGGAACCCGAACAACTTCTTCGTATTTGAGTTTGAATGCCATGATGTTGCCTTTGCTGTTAATATGTGTATATTGTACAGCAAAAGTGGTTTTATGTCAAGGCATTTTGGTAAATTCGTTTTAGGGCTTGTTCTGAGCTAACAGAGTAGAGTTTTCGGAAACGATCATAATACTCTGTTTCAGTTAGGGCATTGAATTCCCATGTGATAAGGTCCCTACTGGACTTGCTCAAATTCTCGTCCAAACGAGCCAGCTTGTCCTCTAAGGGTGTAGTGCGTGTCATCCAACCCGTGCCCTGGCTTGCACCAAATGCTCGTAATTGGGTATACTTGCGGCCCCTGTATTTGATTTCGGCTACAAGTTCTTGTTTGGACAATACAAACAGCTCGTAGCTTTCTGGGCTCCATGCTTTGAAGAACACATAGTAGGGTACGTTCTCGTAAAAACGGAACTGCTTGCCCCCAATACTACCCCCATCACGTAGGATAACTTTGAGCTCTGCATTATTATAGCCTAGAGTCTTATTAGGGCCTACCCAAATGTCGCCGTAGTCATGCCCACGGTCTTGTTCTGGAATGTCTTGGCTTTGTAGTTTAGCACCCTTGAGTAAGTGTGCTACCCACCCCTCAATGTACTTTTCAGCTTGTTTGCCTGATAGGGTGTTGTAGATAACCCACATGTCAGGATAGGACAGCTCATAGTATTCAGAGCTGGACCCTATCTTTTTGCGTACTGCTTGGAGTTGTGTTAATACTGCCCTAGCTTCTGCTAGGAGTGCTTGTTGTTTAGAATGGTCCGTTGTTTCCACGTTCGCCGATTACCCATGGGTTACGCCATAGTTCAATGCCCGGCAGGCTCTGCACTAGATAGCGTTGGTTGATAGCTTGCGCTATGGCCGCACCCCAACCTGGAGTGCAGATGACTTGTTGAGCACCACTAATCCACTGTGCTAATTCCGCTACGTGCTTGTAACCTACGCGAGTCATTTTGATACCCGTTGCGGCCACCCACTCTTTGTAATCTGCTTCTGAGCCCAAGAAAGTGCTCATGTTGCCTAGGCCCTGTTGAGCCCATGCTTTGTATACTTCACGATCTTCCCAGCCTGAGCCAGTAACAACAATACCCTTGCCTGTTGGACGTCCTACGTTAGCAGGAATATCTAACCAGCTGGCCATCTTGATCATGTTCCATTGTGTCCAATGGACATTACATACTTTACCAAAACGATCCATAGGGTGACGATTGAAACGATTGTCCATGTCAACAGTATAATCAATCTTGTCCAAATCCCAATCGACGATCTGGCCAGCCCATTCTGTAATACCACTAATGTAAGAACAGTTTTGGGCTAGGCTTTGGATGATCTCAATGTCTTCATCATTAAGACGTCCTGTAAGATCTACAGGCCCTGGGTGTCCTAAGTAGTACCGATGCTTGGCCGCAAGTAGACCCTTAGCAATGTATACGTGACCACCACCTAGTGCTCTAACATAAGCTAGGGCTTGAATAACTTCTAAGGGTGTTCCAGAAATCTTAAATGTCTGTTCCTGTGGAAGGGAATCTGGGTTGAAATTTGGGTTTGTTGTGTGATCGATTTGTGTTTGCATGATTTTATTTAAGTATCACTATTACTACACATTGTACATTCTGAACTTTAAATAGTCAAGTATGAGCCAACTCAAAATATATTCTAAAACGGGCAAGATACCGCACTCCAAATTTAACCTAAGACACATTAGACCCTTAAGAGAGTGTAAGTTTGAGCCCAATACTGTTTACTACTATCAACTATACGATTTGCTAAATGGGCAAGTATCAATGGCTAGGTGTCTTGAAGAAGAACACTGGCATCATTTTAAATTGGATAAAACTACCCGTTTTGTTTATGAGAATTGTAACGAAACATTTGACAAAAGATTTGTCAACAGTCTAGCATCATGCATTGTATCACTAGATCTAGATTTAGACAGAGTGTTTGTAATTGTAGTAGATGACGAACACGCAGAATTTTTGCGTAATGGATTGGCTGAGCTAGGTATAACCGGTGTTAACATTGCTTCTACTTACTACAGCGTGATAGCTACTAACATACCTAAAGAAGATACCGCAACTACACACAAGTTCAGTTGCCTTAGCCGTAATTACAGGCCCTGGCGTCTTAGATTCTTTGCCAATTTAGTAAATGATAATTTGATCAAAGACTTTGTGTTTACATTTCACAATATATTTCCATACGGCATTATTAAGAAATTTCCTTTATCAGAATTGCGTATGGATCTATTCAACTACGGTATAGATACTGCACAGGAACCATTAAACTCTTGGATTAATGGAATACCTTACGATCTAGATGCACGAGTGGATTTAAAATTCCATATGGCAACCTACAGGGCTATACAACAAGCAGACATTAACATTATAATAGAAAGTCAGTTCAACCCAAACGAATATGTTCGTAGCCGAGCATATGATTCCAAGTTTCAACCTATATTCTTAACTGAAAAAACATTTAAGGCCATAGCTTGTAATAGGCCGTTTATTTCATATGGTGTTCCTTATACCCTTGCATGTATTAGAAGAATGGGCTTTAAAACATTTGAGGGATTAATAGATGAAAGTTACGACACTATCGTAGATAACGAAACAAGACATAGGGCAGTGATCGCTGAGATAACACGTATTGCCGCATTGGACAAAGATGCTTATGACAGTTTAATTGCTGACTGTAAAGAGATTGCTGAATACAACTTGTCAATGCTAAAAACCCTGCAAACTAATGCAGAATGGACTAACAATAACTTTCCTAAGTTTACGTGGCTATCAGATGCATTTGAACTAGAGACACAGCGATGAAATCTTTGTATGATTACTTTAACAATCTGTATCTAAAGTATAATCCAAAAGAGTATCACTTAGACTACATTCAAAAAGAGCCTGTGCCTTATTTGGTAATAGATGACTTTTTGCCTAAAGATATTCTAACACAAGCTCAAAGTGAAATTGCACAGATACCGGATTATCAATGGACTAACTTTACACGCAAGGGCAGTCTTATGCGTGAGTGTAAGATATTCTCATCTGCTCCTACAATACAAACACTGACACATTGTTTTAATAGCGGAGTGTTCCTTAATTGGCTGGAAGCACTAACTGGAAAAGATCGTATCATAAGCGATCCTAAATTAGTAGGAGCAGGTTTATCAACATGCAGTAATGGACACTTTCTTAATCTGCACACAGACTTTAATTGGAACGAACAACTACATCTAAATCGCAGTTGTAGTGCTATCCTATATTTGAATCCCAAATGGGATGAACAATGGAATGGCGCACTAGAGTTTTGGGACTTTGAACGCACAGAGTGTTTGGTAAAAACGTACCCTATACCTAATAGACTAATCATATGGGACTATGACGAACGACTTATACACGGATACCCTACTCCGTTAGCATGCCCTACAGATCAGCAACGAGAAAACTTGCGACTGTTTTATTACAGCAGTAACTCTACACCTATAAGTAATCCACACCGCAGTTTATATTGGTGGGATGAACAAACCAAAATGCCGTTTGACAATCGCAACGAAAGATAATATACTATTCATATCAGGAGATAAAATGTTAAAACCAACAGCAAACTATAAGATGAGCAAACCACTCAAAACATCATTGGCTTTGAGCAAGATGCAAGACCCACATTTAAAGGGTCAGTGGAAGCGAGCAATGATTCAAGCGGAATTGTATGCCGCTATTGCTCCAAAGAAAGAAAAGCGTGAGTATAGAGGAACTAATACTCCTTTAACTGACGTAGTTGCTGGTACAGAATAAAGTACCTACTTTATAGCTCAAAAAGAGTCATTTTGGCCCTATTATTGGGCCGATCTGACAAATTTGAGTAACTAAACTTACCCGTTAAGGATTTACACACACATATACAGTAAAGTATACAAAATAGGAGGACACGATTATGTCAATAACACGTTTTTTAGTGTTAGTAGCAGTATACGCCCTGACCGTAATGGCACCCGGTCATGCAGAAGACTTACAGTCTTATCAAGTAGCAAGTAACTCGTCATTCACTAGAGACATCTATGATATGACAAGCGACAAGATACAGGCAGTTGCGAAAGCAATGACTAACCCTGTAATCAACATGAAGGAACTCAACTGTCTAGCAAGGAACATATTCTTTGAAGCAGGCAGTGAACCCGAAGAAGGTAAAGTAGCCGTAGGTATTGTTACGATCAATCGTACACAAGATGGCAGATTCAAAGATACCATTTGTGGTGTCGTTGACCAGAAACTGACTAAGGACATTCCTAAAAATCAAATCCTAAAAACTACCAAAACCAATTGGTACGGCAAAAAGGAAGTTGAAACTACCGAACAAACAGTATGGTCCAAGATCAGCATCTGTCAGTTTAGCTGGCGTTGTATGTTTGTCAAAAACCCTAAGAGTAATGATGAGCGTTGGGTTCAAAGCCAACATGTAGCTCTTCGTCTACTTAGTGACTCTGAGAATTATGAGGACCTCAGATCAAAATATTCTGATGCATTGTATTTCCATGCAACAGGTATTAGACCACCCTGGGCACACAGTAAAGAGAGAGTAACAAGGGTAGGCGGCCACGTTTTCTATAAGGAACGTGAACACGCTAAATACTGATATGAGAGCAATTGAATTCATATCAGAAATCGCCAATCCAACCCGTAGCCAATGCAAGAGCGGAAACACCAAAAGTCGTGTCCGTTACAATCAATGCGTTAGCTTAGGGTATCTTGCACATGATTCAGACCACACAGATGGTACTGGAAAACAAGGCGAGAAAGGTTCCGGTAAAAGCCTACGTGGTAAATCCGGAAGTAAAGGACAAAGCGAACGTCACGGCGGCGTAGTCAAGGACTACAGCGGCAAATAAGGAGATTCAAATGGTCTTAATAGACGCATACCTTGCAGAAGTCATGCGAGTTCAACAATCAATAATGGAAACATTCCACATTTTGCTTGTTAAGATTCTAAAGATAGATATCAACTCATAACAGACTCAGCAACACATAACCCCCAGATAATTAAGAGTATGAAAATAGTTTTAGTTACTGGGGGTTTTGACCCTCTCCATTCCGGACACATTGCATACTTTAACTCTGCTCGAGAGCTAGGAGATAAACTGGTTGTTGGCCTTAATAGTGATAGTTGGCTAGAGCGTAAAAAAGGCCGTGCATTTATGCCTTGGGAAGAACGTGCAACTATCATCAGTGCTATGCATGTAGTTGATCGTGTTATTAGTTTTAATGACGATGACAACTCTGCTAAAGATGCTATTCGTAAAGCTAGAGAAATATTTCCTAATCACGATATTGTATTTGCTAACGGTGGTGATAGAACCAAAGACAATATCCCAGAAATGGATCTACTAAAAAAGTATTTGAATTTAGAGTTTGTCTTTGGAGTAGGCGGGGATAACAAAGTTAATAGTTCTAGTTGGATACTTGATGAGTGGAAGGCACCTAAGACAGAACGCCCTTGGGGATATTATCGAGTGCTACACGAAGTACCGGGCACTAAGGTAAAGGAATTAACAATTGAACCAAAGCAATCTTTATCAATGCAAAGACATCAGCATAGAACAGAGTTTTGGTTAGTTACAGAAGGCGCATGCGAAGTTAAAAGACTAGACATGCATAATCTAACGTTAAACAAACATGACGGTATTGAGATATCAGTCAACCAATGGCATCAGTTACACAACCCCTTTGATGTGTCATGCCGCATTGTAGAAATACAGTTTGGAACTAACTGTAGTGAGGCAGACATTGAGCGAAATTAGTCGTATTCAAAAAGTAATACCGATAGTCAATGAAATAAGTCCTACGTTCTGTTTGGCTAAGTGGCATCATACTACAATATATCTACAGAGTGGTCAAACACACAGTTGCTATCATCCACGGCCGCATGCTATTCCTTTGGACTTGTTAAAGGAAGATCCTAGCGTATTACACAATACTCCACAAAAGACAGCAGAGCGTCAACAGATGCTAGATGGACAAAAGCCTGGCGGTTGCCAATACTGCTGGAACATTGAAGCATTGCCAGGCGAGCATATTAGCGATCGTCACGAACGCAATGCCAGCATATATAACGAAGAACGTCTAGGAGCTATAAAGACCAATCCTCTAGCTCCTGTCAATCCAGAATACATTGAGATCAGTTTTGGTAATGAATGTAATTTTAAATGCGGATATTGCCATCCAAAGCACAGCTCTGCATACTACAAAGAGATCAAAGACTTTGGTCCTTATACAATGGTTAAGAATCATCGTAATGATATCGACTATCTGCATCTATACGAAGAAGAAACTAATCCATATGTTGAAGCATGGTGGAAGTGGTGGCCTGAAGTTAGTAAGACTCTAAACATCTTACGCATTACAGGCGGAGAACCGTTATTGCAACAATCAACATGGAAACTGTTAGATGATCTGTACGATAATCCTAAACCTAATCTCGAGCTTAATCTTAATAGCAATCTTGGAGTCAAACCAATCCTTATTGAAAGGCTTGTGGAAAAAGTCAACAGACTGTTAAAAGAAAACAAGATCAAACACTTTAAATTGTTTACCAGCATTGACACGTGGGGAGAACCTGCAGAGTATATACGCACAGGATTAGATATTGCAGTTTGGGAAAAGAACTTGCACACGTATCTAACTAAAACTAAACAGCCTATAACTTTCATGTGTACATTTAACATCTTAACAGTTACAAATTTTAGTTCATTATTAGTTAAGATAAAACAATGGCGTAGAAAATATAACGGCTGGTTTAGTACAAAACAACGTATAAGATTTGATACACCCTATCTAAAAGAACCATTGCAATACGATATGAATTTGCTACCTAAGGAAGATTTTATGCCTTACATGGAGACCTCTTTAGAGTATATGCACAAAAATAAATTCTCTGCGCTAGAGTGTGAAAAGTTTAGTCGTGTTGTTGAATATATGAGGAACACAAATTATGATCAAGATAGACTTATTGAGGGTCGTAAAGATTTTTATAGTTGGTTTACGGAATATGATAAAAGACGCCGTACGTCATTCTATAATACTTTCCCAGAGCTCATTAAATTCTTCGAAGATTGCCGATCGCTACATGATTAATTGGGTATATGAGCAAAGCCATACATTAGATGATAAGTTAAACTTTATTGAATGCAAAGAGAACAATCCATCTGGTCTTAGTCGCTTTCATCCTAGTGTACTGGCTGAAACAACTAGACATTATGATTCTAAAAATTATGTAATATGTCCTACCAATATCTTTAGTGTAAAAAATAGACCAGACAATTATGTAATACCTGTAGGAGTAAGGCACCATCCAGTTGATTGGACACGAGGCAGAGGTCGATCTAACCTGTTTGATTGGATTAGTCCTATCTATCTAAAAGATTTACAAGAAGGTCGTGCATTACTATTATTAGATCAAGGACTGGAAGGATATCATATTTCTTGGTTGTGGGAATGGTTTCATGAACAGTTTATCAAGTACAGTATTCCTCCTAAATCTGTAGTGTATGTAACAGGCAATTGGAATACAGGCGCAGACTACGATAGTTGGGCTAATCAAAATGGCATCACTGACAAATTAAAAACTATTGGCTATGCGCACTTTGAGTTTGCAGTGATGCAAATAGCACGAGATACTCAGTTGTTCCAAGATTGGAATACTAATATTGAATATAAAAAGAACAACGAGATTAAAACGTTTAGTTGCCTACAGAAAAGATTAAGAACTCATAGGATATGGTTTCTTGGTCAGATGTATAAATCTAACTTAATAGATAAGGGACTGATTAGTACAAATGATTGGGGAGATATGCACGTTGGTATGATTGACGGAAGAATGCCAGATAACGACTTGTTACAACAAGCAAGATCTATACTGCCTTTAGAAATATACGGACAATCAAATACACAATTTGGCGACGGATATTATATAGACAGAATATACGAACAAGTGTATAAAGACAGCTGGGTAAGCGTTGTAAGTGAGCCTATCTTTAATGACGAAGACCGTGCTGTGTTTATTAGCGAAAAAACTTTTAAATCTATTGCTTGTATGCATCCTTTTATTATATTAGGAGGACGACACAGCCTACAAGCACTACGAGATATGGGATACCGCACATTTGAGGGGTTTATTGATGAAAGATACGATAGCATGTCATCACATGATAGAATGACAGCTATCATAAACGAATTAAAAAGAATAGATTCAATAGAAAATAAATTAGAGTGGTTTATGGGTATGCGTGAAATACTAGAACACAACTATAATCATTTTCATTCTAGAAAAGATATTAGGACTTTAGGATCTGTTGAGTTGTTAAATTACTGTAAGGATTATTTTAATGTTTCATGAACACGTTCCTAAAATTAAAAAAGGCGACAAAGTTCTTATTGGATTAGGCGATAGTTTCACACAAGGTGTAGGAGCATATACAGACGCTATTTGGAAAAAATATAACAACAAGATTGATGGGTTTACATTCGATAAAAAACTAATAGCCGAGCAATATGAAGGCAGTTGGGTAAAACAACTGTGTGATAATTATCTAACAGATTATGTTCCCGTTAATATGGGACACGCAGGAATAGGCAATAGAGGTTGTGTTAAACAACTGTATCTTAACAATAGACTAACAATAGATGAATCTAACGAAGTGATTGTTGTATTCTTGATGACTGGATTAGAAAGGTTTGATTTTGTTAACAAAGACTGGGGTGCTAAAGATAAGTCAGGACACTATAGCTTTGAAGCCATGTGGCCTAACTATAATGATCCAACTGCTACTAATTACGAGCTATGGAAAGCCTATGCTACCCACATTTACTCAGAACGATTTATTGCTGTAGAACTTTTGTTATCTATATTAGAAGTTCAAACGTACTGCAAAGCGCACGGATATAAATTTTTCCTTGCAAGCGCATTTGATTTACGAGCCAATAGAACTTGGCTAATGAGGACCTTATGCGGTTTAATTCCTGCCCTAGAAAAAGACAACAAAAATTTAATCGATAGAGTAGATTGGTCTAACTATATATACCCTAATGGATCTGAAACGTTCCTACAAGAGCTTTTGAAATTAGAAAATAACCCAGATCTTATTTTTGGAGGTTGGTGGAAGCACTATATCAATTTAGATAAACCTTCAGAGTACATAACCAACTGTTGTCATCCTACAAGAAAAGGGCATGCAGTGATAGCAAAGTTATTGTATGACAGCATCAACGAAAGAAAATAATTACATATAATGCAATATTCTTTGATACCATTTGATAGTATATCTAAATTTGGACAACAGACAATGTTGGATCGTCCGTTATTCAATGTTAGTTGGATACTAGGCAGATTTTGTAATTACAAATGCAGTTATTGTTGGCCATATGCTCGCAGTGATAGATTAGATTACCAATCGCTTGATGTTTATAAAAACACCGTAGATGAAATCAAGAGGCAAGCACGGCTGAACGGATTTACACAATTTCATTGGAGCTTCTCGGGTGGGGAACCAACAGCATACAAAGAGCTTCCTAACTTAATTAAACACATTGATGAATTAGAAAGTCCGTATCAAAGTATACACATGACTACAAATTTATCTCCTGGATCTAACTGGTGGAAAAATTGGTGTAACATCACTGCACCATTGCAACGTAAAAGTATTACAGCCAGCTTCCATGCTGAATTTGCCAAAGAGCAAGAGTTTGGTGACAAATGTTTACAGCTAATGTACGAGCTTGTACATGTAACGGTTAACCAAGTTATGGTTCCTGAAAAGTTTTATGAAACTTTAGAACGATGCAATCGGTTGCGTAGTCGTGGAATCAATGTAACACTTAAACCTCAAAGCAATGATACTGCTACTGCTGTTGTAGATGGATATACCAGCGACATGATAAAAATCATGCAGGATGACTTTGAACAACAAACCGAACCGCAAGTTAGATTAACAGATGGTAAACAAAACTATTTTATAGATCAAGCAGAAAGGTTTAATGCGTTAGGATTTAACCAATTTACTAATTGGACTTGTAATAGTGGGTACCAAAGTGTTATAATAAAAGGTGCTGAGGTAAAACGAGCATATAGTTGCAAGGAAGAAAGTTTAGGAACAATAGATAACTTTACTTTGTTTTCTGCTCCTAAGATATGTATAACTGATCGTTGCGTTAGTTCGGCAGACAGCAAGATACCAAAATGCAAATAGACACAGAACATTTACACTACTGGATGCAAGCCATCCGTCAAAGTCCAGATCCTATGCGGACTATGGATGCCTTCTGGTCTGGGCAACTTAAAAGTAAAGAATGGTTGATTAAGAATTTACGTAAAAATGTAAACAAGTTTGTCAGCATAGATATTCATGGCGGGTGGGTTGGTGTGTTAGCCAGTATGTTATTTCAAAGCGATATCTATATCAATAGTATTCGCAGTATTGATATTGATCCTAGCTGTGAGCCTATTGCTACTATGATGAACAAGCAAGAAGAAATACAGGGAAAGTTCAAAGCAGTAACTGCCGATATGTGTGCTATCTGCAGTGATGCTGATGTTATTATTAACACAAGTTGTGAACATATTACTCAAGATCAATTCGATCTTTGGAAATCAGGCATGCCTCATAATAGTTTATTAGTTCTCCAGAGCAACAATTATGATATACCTGAACACGTTAGAACAGCTAAAGATCTAGAAGAATTTAAAACACAATGCGGTGTTGATATTATATGGGCAGGCGAGTTAGAATTGCCCTTGTATACACGTTGGATGATTATAGGAAAAAATGCCTAGGATAATCATTAAAACGTTAACATGGAGGTTGATTGGGTCACTATCAACTTTTATTATCAGTTATGCTATAACAGGCCAACTGGTAGCATCTAGCGGAATCGCTATAGTACAAATGATAGCTAATACTATCTTATATTATATACATGAAAAATTTTGGGAGAAAACATGACACAGCGTATTTTAATTATGGGATTGCCGGGCTCTGGCAAAACAACTCTAGCAGAAGCATTGAAGAATAGACTAGAAGCACACGATAAAAAACTTGTGTGGCTCAATGCTGATCGTGTTCGTGCAGAGTATGATGACTGGGACTTTAGTGAAGCAGGACGTATTCGCCAAAGTAAGCGTATGCGTGAGCTTGCAGATAGATTAGAGTGCGACTATGCCATTGCTGACTTTGTTGCTCCCTTAGTTGAAATGCGTAACAACTTTAAAGCAGACTGGACTATCTGGGTAGATACTATTCGTGAAGGTCGATATGCTGATACTAATGCTATGTTCCAAGAGCCTGAACTGTACGACTTCCGTATCACAGAACAAGATGCTGAAAAATGGGCAGACTTTATTGCTGACCATATTATTGATAATCGTAGACGTCCTACATTTGATTGGAAGAAAGAAACTGTACAAATGTTAGGGCGGTGGCAACCATGGCATGATGGACATCGGGCATTGTTTGAAAGACTTCTATCCAAGACTGGACAAGTTATTATTCAAGTGCGTGATGTACAAGGATGGCAAGGTAGTAACCCGTTTGAAGTAGAAAAAGTAAAGAGCTTTATCAAGCGTGATTTGGATCCGTTGTATCAAGGACAGTATGAAATACAAGTTGTTCCTAACATTGTGCATATTGGTTGGGGACGTGGTGTAGGCTATACTGCTGGCGAAGAAACGTTTGACGAAACAATTACTGATATAAGTGCTACTAAGATCCGTAAAGAGCTAGGATTAAAATAGTGTTTAAATTTGATCAGCTTCAGCAAGCGCATTTAGAAATTACAAATAACTGTCAAGCCAGTTGTCCTATGTGTGCGCGGAATCGAAATGGCGGCTTAGAAAATCCGTTGATACGTTTGAACGATTGGACTCTAGAAGAATACAAAACTATCATGAGTCCAGAAGTTCTGAATCAGCTTGACGGATTTTTCTTTTGTGGCAATTTTGGAGACCCTATACTCAACAAAGATTTGATTGATATGTGTAGGTATTCTACTGAAGTTAATCCTTCTCTTAATATTCGTGTACACACTAACGGAAGTGCAAGACCCGTCAGCTGGTGGAAAGAATTAGCAGGAGCATTACCTAAAACACATAATGTAGTATTTGCTCTAGATGGTCTTGACGACACTCATAGCATATATCGTATAGGTACTAACTTTAATACTATCTTAAAAAATGCCAAAGCATTTATAGAAGCAGGCGGAACTGCTGAGTGGTGTTTTATTAGATTCAAACACAATCAAGATCAAGTAGAACAAGCTAGACAGTTGAGTAAAGAATTAGGATTTGCAACTTTTGTTATGAAAAATAGTTCAAGATTTATGCTAGAACCTAAAGTTGATGTATTGGATAAGTCCGGAAACGTTACACATATAATAGAACCAGCAACAGATACTCCCTTGAAATTTATTGACAAACAGGTAATCAATTCTTATAAAAAGATAATGGCTGAATCGGTTATTGATTGTCAAGCATTAAATCAAAAAGAAATCTATATAGATGCATTTAAAAATGTATTTCCTTGTTGCTGGATAGCAAGTTCTCCTTATACATACATAGATGAAAATGATGCGGCTTCTGTAAGATATGAAATGCTATCACAGTATCACGATATTGTAGAATCATTTGGTGGTATTGACAAATTAAATGCTGTAACAAATACAGTAAAGGATATTGTTGATTCAGATAGCTATCAACAGTTATGGTTTAATTACTGGAATGAACGTAGTTTAATAACTTGTGCTAGGATGTGTGGCAGAGCTCCTACAAGTAACTTTGCAAAATCAAGAGATCAAGTAGTCAATGAGTAAAACATTCTGCCCATTACCGTGGATACATCTAGCGACTCGTCCTAACGGCGATGTGCGTGTGTGTTGTACTGCCAATGCCAGCGGTGCAGGCGATGAAGATAGCAAAGAAGTTGGGTTAGTAAAACAAAATGGGCAAGTAATGAATCTACAAACACATTCTATTGCTGAAGTGTGGAATAGTAATTACATGCGGACCGTGCGCTTACAAATGTTAGAAGGCAAGATCCCTCCTAGCTGTACCAAATGCTTTGAAGAAGAGTCTAAAGGTATTGTGAGCAAGCGCCAGTGGGAATCAGCAGTATGGAACGAGCGTTTAGACGTTGCAACCATTGTTGATGCTACAGGTGAGGATGGTAGTTTGCCTGTAGACATTCCGTACTTTGATTTACGCTTAGGTAATCTGTGTCAACTCAAATGCGTTATGTGTAGCCCGCATGACAGTAGCAGTTGGATCAAGGAATGGAAACTACAGTATCCTAAGTATAAGACTATTGAACTGCAACAAGATCAACAATGGAATAGTGACTTTGATTATACGTGGTATAAGAAAGGTAGTTTCTTAAATGATATGCGTAGTCAATCATATAATATTCGTGAGCTATACTTTGCAGGCGGCGAACCATTATTGATACCCGAGCACTATAAGATATTAGAGTTTATGGTAGAAACAGGTGCGGCAAAGTCTTGTATTTTACGTTACAACAGCAACGGCCTAGAATTGCCAGAAAAGTTATTTGAACTATGGAAGCATTTCAAAGAAGTTAAATTTAACTTTAGTGTTGACGCTGTGGGTACACGCAATGATTACATACGCTACCCTAGTAAATGGGCAGATGTTGTTGCCAACTTAGAGCGCCTTGATGATACACCTAATAACATTACAGTTAATATTGCATGTGCCGTACAGTTATTAAACGTAATGAATGTACCAGAACTTGTGCATTGGAAGGAAAGTAAAAACTTTAAAAAGATTAATCTACCTCCTTATGGCGCAGGACTTGTTGGCACACATCTTGTATACTTGCCAAGCTATCTAAATGTTAGAGTACTGCCTCAGCATCTAAAAGCAAAAGTAATAAAGAGCATAGAGTACTTCTGTTCTAGAAGAAGCAATGATACAGAATTTATGCAGAACCCCTATGGATACAAACGCTGGCAAGGATTAGTGCAATATATGATGGCAGAAGATTGGTCCAATAAACTACCTTTATTGTATGACTATCTAACTGTTACCGATGAACAGCGCGGTACAGACTTTAGACAAGTGTTTCCGGAGTTAAAAGACTTATGATTCCAATAGCTGTAGTATCAAATCAGCCTAGCAATTTTGTAAAAATAAGTTATAGTCCTACTGATGTTTGTAACTATAAATGCAGATATTGTTTTCCTGGTTCAAATGCAGGAAGATACAGTTGGCCAAAAGACCTAAAGTTAGTTGTAGATAACTTTTCACACCTGTTCGATCAGTATATAAAATCTGGTAAAGATCAAATTGAATTACAGATACTTGGCGGCGAACCAACATTGTGGCCAGAGCTAGATAAGTTTATTTCTCAACTGAAGGATAGATACAATTTTATTGCCAGTGTACAATCTAACGGATCCAGAACAATCCGATGGTGGCAAGAGAACGCACAAGTATTTGATAAGGTAAATCTATCCGCACATTATAAACAGATTGATCTTCCCCATTTTACGTTAGTTGCAGATACATTATACGACACAGGTGTTTACGTAGATGTGAGTGTATGTATGGATCCGTTTGCATGGGATGAATGTGCGTCTATGATTGATTATTTTAAATCAAACAGCAGACGTAAATGGTACATAGGCACACAAAAAATTGAGGAAGCAGATGGAGCAAACTTATATACTCCTGAGCAATTGGAGTTCTTGTCTAATTCTATAAAACGATATCCAAGTATATGGTATGCGTTTAATCAACGAAAAAACTTTAATATTAATCGTAGTGTTGTACAGTTTGATAACGGTAAAAGTAAAAAGGTAAAACACAATCAAGTACAACTAAATGATTGGAACCACTTTTACGGTTGGAAGTGTAATGTAGGTATTGATATGTTTTATATTAATCCAACTGGTGAACTATCTGGATCTTGCGGACAATCGTTATATGGTTTGGACACTAAGTTCAACATATACGATCAGGATTTTAAAACAACATTTAATCCTAAAATACAGCCTACTATTTGTAAACTACAAGGGTGTTATTGTACACCCGAAACCTTATTGACTAAAACTTTAGTTAATGGTATATCTGCGGCGCAGGTGCAGTAGTCACGAGTACATATAATAGGTTCGGTTGGTATAGTAAAACTACCTTCATAAATGTTACCTAGACTACCTCCTACTCTACAGGTAGCACGATGCACTTCACCATCCCAATTAATCATTAGACTTTCAAGACCTGCGTTACATTTCCAGTCTTTATATTTGTTCATGTGCAATTTGATTATATCGTTGGCATGATATAATTGATTGTGATCGTCATCTACTACACAGTTTGCATATACTGTTGACGAGTTTTCAAGTATCCATTTATAGTCATCTGCATCATATCGCATGTCATCAAATATATTATGATCGCCTTCAGTCCATCGTATTCTACGTATGTTATAGGATATGCCATGTGCCTTGCAAGCATCGGCTACTACCTTAACAGTTTTCATATGCGAATGTAACGCCATAATTTGAGCAACTAAGTATATCTTAGGATTGTTCATATGAACGTTAACGATTGTGTTTAATATACGCATAGGATCATGTTCCATATGAATACTAAACACATATTGATCTACTGGTAAATTTTCATACCAAACTGCTTTCCTAGAACCGTTAGTAGTTACACTGATTTTCTGTATGCCCACGTGTTTGGCATACATTACTAATTCTGAAAACTTTGGATGCACACACGGCTCTCCTCCTGTAAAACTTAACTGAACTGGTTTTCCTAACGTCATCAGCTTGTCTACAGTTGCTTTGAGTATCTCAATATCTGTATGCTCGCTGGTGTTGTCGTGTATAGCCGCAGGACAATAACTGCAATCAAAGTTACAGCGTTTACCAAGATTCCATTCAACATGAATAGAATCATCTCTATTCCTATGTGCTACTTTATACATTTACAGATTTAACCTTGTTAAAATTAATTAATGTTTTCTTATCTACTGGCGTAACTAGATCTGCTACAGGAATCATTCCAATATTATAATTTTCAATATTGTAATTTTTAAACAATAACCAAACATTTATCATAACTGATCTTAAAAAATGTAATACAGTATTAGAGGACGGCCCAAACTTAATCATAAAATCTGCGCAGTAGTGTGTTTGCGGACGAACTGCTTCTGATATACTGTCACGATTTGTATATATGTCAAGCACAGTTTTTCCTACGTGACAGTAATTTATATAAACTGTTCCTGATTGCCATTTATATGTAAAGTGCTTCATATCATCTTTTGATAACGCAAGACGTGGATTTCCTTTAAATGTTACTACCAATGTTGGATGTTTGTTTCCTGTCCTAATTTCAGATTCTAAATCGTGAATCAATATATTAAATTTTTCTAAAGCAGTTTGTACTTTAGCAGGCGCCGCATGGAACCATTCTGTTCCTATAGATGCTTCTCCTCTTAGATCTTCAAAGAATTTATGAAGGTAGTTAAGGTCCTGTTGATTTGTTGTTTCTGAAACTTTCTTATCTATTATTTGTTGATAAGAATTAATGATATCTATCTGCTCATTTAATTGATCGATAAAGTTTTGCTTACCCCAATTGGTAAATCTATCAATTTCGTAAAGAGGATAATTTTTAGAAAGCTCTGCAAACCACTTTCTTGAAATAGCAGTATCTCTTAATTTAAACTCTAAAGAAAGATCGTCTAGTCCGTTTGTTAATACTAGATTAAACATATTTTTTAAACTCTGGAGTTACGTCTATAAAACTTTGATCACGAGTAGTATCTAATCTACGATTAAACTCTACGCAGTCTTGCCACTTGTCGCTTTGATCGTTTGCTTTTAGATAGTTAAGCACACCCATTATTTGATTCTGTGTAAGGTTTAACAGCATAGGATGTTTCTTAACTAATTCAAAATCTCCTATTCTATTATAAACACCTGCAAGTTTTATAATAGCATCCATTTTAAGTTTTTGCGGTAATACTTGTATTGACAATACATTTGGATAGTTTACCATGTTGGTATAAAATACAATACCCAACTCGTTTAAAAAGTATTCTATCATTTTATCTAATATCAATACATTACTAACTTGAACAGCAACTGCTCCTACTATTCTTGTAACGTTTGGGATTGTTTGTATTTCTTTAATATTTGCAACAACCTGACTCCAATTGCTGTTACCACGAATGTAGTCGTAAACATCGCCAAGGCCGTCAATGCTGACGTTAACGGCAACGCTTCTAAAATGAGGCCAGTATTCATGTACAGTTCTTCCTTTTGAAATTCCTAATGTTGTGCCATTAGTAGCATACTTTAATTCTATTTGATGTCCGTAGGGTTTAAGCATATCTAGTATGCGAAAATGTTGAGGGTCCATTAAAGGTTCACCACCAGCAAATTCTACACGACGGAAGTAAGGCAATAGCTTTTCAAAACTTGCCCACCAGTTAGGATTATCTTCAAACTTATCTAAGTAGGGTTTTCTAACTAGATTAAGTTTACGAACATTATCTGCAATAAAATTATTTTCTTTATCGTAAAACTCTTCTACTTGTTCCCAATCATTCCAACTTGTACTATCTGTTGGATTGCACATGCGGCATTTAAGATTGCAAAGGTTATTGAGTTTAATTTCCATTGTAGGAAACTCAAATGGCATTACTTCTTGCAAAGGTGTGTTAGGATATAGATTTATACGTGCTTCTGGTATTTCACCTTTGATATGTCTTTGGCGCAGACTTTCAACACCTTGATCTTCTAATGCAAAGCACGGAGCGCACTCCGGAGGACGGTCATCGTTGAGCACCTGCTTGCGTATACGTTGCATTGTACTATTATTCCAGATTTCTTCTAATGAACTATCCTGTATATAACCAACAGGGTGGCTACGACAGCAGGCTTTAACAGCCCCATCTTCTCTAGTAGCCAATCCTGTAAAAGGATGCATACAAAATGTTTTACTTGTTTTGTTCAATTGCCCAAGCTCTTTCTTTGCACCAGAAGCACTCGCCGCATGCCGGAACACGTTGTCCTGCATAATAGTTTGTGTAATCGCATCCGTCAAATTCACCTTCGCAACTGCGAGTAATATTAAACAGATCCATTATATCTAATTGTTTGTATTGGCTAACAATCCATCCTTTATCTACAAATCTAAAAGGATGACTTACTAACCTACCCATGTGAGTCATTAATTGTAAGTGTGCATTAGTCTTGTCTAGTTCAATGTCTCGTTCTTTCATTCCGCCTAAGTCTATTTCTCTAGGGTTTCGAGTTACAGCATTGTAGTAGGCATCAACATCGTGTTTGTGACACACAAATTCTGCAAATGCTCTTATCTGTATATTGTCTCCACTGACCAGTTTATCGTACTCGTCTTTTATAGTAGGCCCAATATTTCCGTATTCTATGTCTGGTGCAATAAAGTTTTGATGAAACGTGAATGATACTTTAGAAAATTTCTTTGTTAGATATTCATAAACTTTACGAGCATCCTCTTGTTGCCAAGGGCGTGTCTTCCACATTCTAATATGATTAATGACATGTACGTTGACTCCGTAACGTTCAGCTTGTTCGCATAATACATACGCTAACAATGCAGAATCAGCACCGCCACTAAGGCTAATCGCTATACTGTTCCAATTTCCATTAAATGGAATATCTATATCATCTAGTTGCATTGCTGAGTTCCTTAATATGTGAAATATTTAACCGCATTAAAGTAGCATATAAATATTTCATGCTGACTAAAACCAATTATACTATAGATAGAGAATTAGTTCAAGAAGCTGGTAAATCCTTTTCTAGCGATACGATGAAAACAGCCATTAATCAGCCTACAGGTAATTTTTTCTACGACCCTTGGATTCTAAAAGAAGAATACAAAGGCACAGTCTGGGAAACACTTTATAATTCTTTACCTGTTGATAAAGGTGAAGCAAGAATAATTGTGTTGGATCCTGCTAAGTGCTATCAAACACACGCAGATATAGATGATCGATATCATTTAAACATTCAAGGAGAGGAATGTTTTTTAATCGATCTAATTCGCGAGCAGATGTACAAATTAGAACAAGACGGCATATGGTATGAAATGGATGCTGGACAGCACCATACTGCTACTAACTTTGGCAGACTGTTTAGAATACAATTAGTAGTTAGAAAATTATTAAAAAGAAATACTATAAAAAATCCTTTAACAGTTACAATAATATCTAAATTAGATAGTATAGATGATTCAAGATTTTTGTTTGACAACTATGTAAGTCCTTGGCTAAACTCTGCAAACAAAAACAGTCATATATCTGATTTTGAATATTCTGCAACACAGGTAAAGTTTAAGACATCAGAGTCTCGTTTACAAGAGCTTAAGAAGATACTACCAGAAGGACTTGTATTAGCATGATTGATACCACTGGTTGGACTTATCTATACAAGACAGTAAACGGCAATAAAGAATGCACTACTAATCTGTTGTATACTCCTCTGTTGAATCATGATAAAACTATATTATGCATGTTATGGGATGCAAAGAGTGAATATCAAAAAGATAGAGAACTAACAGACGAGCTTGTTGATTTTTTCTTTGAAAGAGAAATATCTAATCTAATAAATTTTCAAGGAAGACCGTGGGCTCCTAAACTAATAGGATTTAGCAAGAGCTCAAAACAAGTATTCATTGAATGGAATAACAAAAGTTTAAATCAGATTATTTTTGATGACAATAATTTGGATGAACTTTGCCCGGATTGGAAAGAACAAATATCTGTAATACTAACAGATATTGTGAGTCTAGGATATTATAAAATGGCGCTGTACCCGCATTGTTTTTATCTAGACAGCAACAATAAAATTAAAACATTTGACTTTTATAGTTGTATTGAATCAAGTTATCCTTTTTTATCAAGAGATAAAATAGCAGGTATGATAGGGCCCGATAGTGGCGGCCGATTTGATGAAGCAACAGATAATGGAATGGTAAATTTTGAGTTTTTCTTTAAAAGGACAATATCAAATCATTTAGAAAAATCGTGGCCTGATAATCCTTTTCCAGAGATATATAAGAGACTATATGATTAATTGGGATTCAGTAATTGCAAATTTAAAAGACGGACAAGTAGTTACAGTTGATCCTGCACGGTGGAACATGTCAAATCCAGAATACTCAGAAATCTTAAAACTATGGAAAGACAACAACTTTAATACAGATAGTGTTAAGTGGACAAACTATTATAATACTAAAGACATCGAAGCTGAGATAGCAACAAATTTAAATATAGTTCCGTTGCGTAGTTGGATTAGCTGTGTTGAGCCCGGATACATGACAGGCTATCATTATGATATTGATGATAATGAACAAGAGTATCTAGCGCACGGACTTTTAAAGAGATACACTATATTCATAGGCAAGTCCGATGTTGGGCATTTGTTTATATTAGGAAAAGATTATTACTTTAACAAGTTGCAAGGTACAATGTTAAAATGGGGTAGCCATAGAGAATGGCATAACGGCATTAATGGTGGGTTATCAAACAAGTATATGTTTCACATACTTGGTTACTAAAAGCTGTATTTCCAATTATCTATGTCTGCTTGACATATTTTTTCAATAAACTTTCTAGTGTTGTCGTTATAATAATCAGCATAATTACCGCGACCTGAAGAATATAGATGTGGCAACGGTATATTACAATTAAACGCTTCTTGAATCTTAACAAAATCTTCTGCTAGATTTTCATATCGTATAACAATATCAACAGGTCCGTCGATCCACTCTAATTGCGGAGTCGATCCTTTAAACCAATAGTCGCTTGGAATCAAACTATCTTCAGTTCTATATAACCAGTCATCAAACGAAGGAAAGTTTTCTTGAGTGATATTGTTTAACGCAAGCCACTTACTGCCTTCGTTGATTGCTATGTTTTTCATATAGAAATACATGCTTACCATTCTATCCCACGGGTTTCTAACTACAGTAAACGTAGTATTGGGTATTTTATCTTTTAGAACAGTAGAAAGTTTAGGATGGGTATCCCAACTAACATACTCGCTATTTCCTCTGTTTGAAATCAACCAATCCAGCAAACTGGTGCCTGCTGTTTTAGGAATGTGAAGATACGTGATATTCTTTTCACCGGTAATGTAAACTGACATATTAATCTATTGTAGTAATTTGTAATGTATATCTAGGTTCATATCCAATGTTGACTACTCCATGATAACACATAGGGTCAATCCATCGATATAAATCGCCTGCTTGATAGTTAGTTAATATTTTATCGCCCCAGGTAAAAATGTGTCCAGGTTTCCAGTCTTCTAAAAACATAGTATATCTACCAGGATTAGTTTCGTTGAGCAGATGGGGATCAAAGTGCATTGCCTGCATCTGTCCAGGATACAATTTAACTACCCACCAAAGCATACGCCTATTGTCATTAGGAATAGTTGGCAATTCAAATGATATCATATCTTTTGTAGTACTATTAAACTGCTGAAAGTTATGTTTGTTATTACTATATCCTTCACGTGCTCGTTCACGAGCTTCGTCCAGCATAGGGTGTCCTTGCCAACGATCAGGTTGCCACACTGGTACGGTATCACCGTCGTGCGTTTTAATATGATGCATCAATTCTGGAGGAATCCAGCTTGCGTAATTTCCTATGTATTCCATACTGTTAGATATGCTAATAGTCTAATGTCATTGCTAATGTTGCATCCTCCATGAAGCGCATTAACATCATGTACTTTAAATAGATCGCCTTGTTTATAGTCGTCAATTAGTTTGCCGTCCCATATCAATACATGACCCGGTATATAATCTTGTAGCATCATTATATATCGTTCTGTAGTTTCTGGAGGATTTTGATCAACGTGCATGGGAACCATCTGTCCTGGATACTGTTTTATAACCCACCAATCAATATTATCAGTTAGCGGCACAGGCCAAGGAATATTAAATGGAAGATCTTGTATTTCAAACTTAAACCAAAATGGAGGATACTCCTGTTTCCAAGCTCCTCTAATTTTTTTATTCTGCTCGTCAAACTCAGGCAGTAAGCATTCTCTAGTATCTGGTAGAAGCTGTCCGTCGTTCGCGGCTAGAAAATCTATCCAATCCTGCTTGATTAAATCTTTATAGTTTCCGATATAGTCTATCATTTTTGTGTAGTAAAATTAAAAATAACACGTGGAGTAAAACCTATATTACAAGATCCGTGTAAGTCGTTTGCATGATCCAATTTAAATAGATCGCCTTTTTTGTAATTTGTTAACAGCTGGTCTTTGCATACAAATATATGGCCTGGCTCATAGTCTGTAAGGCTCATCCAGTATAGATTAGTTTGGTTACCAATTTCTTCTTCTTGGTCAGTGTGCATGGGTATTAAATTACCTGGAAGTAGCTTAACAAACCACCATAAGATTGGCTGTTCTCCTGTTGGCATTGTTATATCAAACGGAAAGTTTTCCGGAATAAACTTATGCCAATATACTCGTTGTTCGTATCCGTGATTAGCAACAGAATTGTTTTGGCTTTCTTCAAAGCTATTTTCTAATACTTTATCTCCCGGGCGTGGATAGCCAGGATCAGTTAACAAATAATCAACCCACTCGGGCTGTATCCAGTCTGAGTAGTTTCCTATGTATTCCATTAGTAACTCTCTATATGATCAACACCCAACTGCTTACGGAAAGCGTCTGTAAATTTGCCGTCAATGCGTAGACTATAACTTTGTTCCATAATCTGTTCACCACCGTGCCAGTCGACATCATTCCACCAAGCGGCACGAGTATTAAGATACACTTTGTTTTTAGACTCTGGATCCCAAATATAAAATGCTTTCTTTGTGTTAGGGCGAATGTGTATAAATTCGTTACGATGTGGCTTAACTACATCAATACCGTTCTTAGCGTCTAAATCTCTGTGTTCAAATGGAATGCCGTCTGCTTCACAATGAAAGAATATTACACGGCCAATGTGTTCAAATATAGTTCCTTGCAACTGCTCAACCCATTTAACAACATTAGGAAAGTATGCGGCTTCTTCAGTAAGTTTACGTGGAGCAGTCCGGTCATCCCAAGAACCTTCTTCCCATAGGAAATAGTATATGTAAGGATCGTATGCGCCCATAGCCATTTTTAAATAGCGTGTAAATTTGTTACGCTGTTTATAGTCATTAAAGTCTTTAAACATATCTATGCCGCCAGCGTAGATAGGATCGTCTTTAGGCAATTCCATGAATTCCTCCATAGCTTGATATATAGGCTTCCAATGTAGTTTGTAGCTCATATCGTTGAATGTGAAGCCAGGCTTCATCCATGTACCTTCTTTAGCAAATTCTCTTGCTTCTGCAAATCCGCGGATAATCTCTGGCTGTAGTTTATCAAACTCTGCCATATTGAGATATGAAGCCATATCAATGTATGGTTGATTGTTAATTCCTTTTATCATCTTCTGTATTTTTCTGGTACGGTATCTAGCAATATATTTTTATTATTGATCAAATGATCCCTGAGCATAACTTGATGCACTAACGGACTAATAGGTTTTCCGGGAATTATATCAGCCCAAGTTTCTGTTTGAGTTTCCTCTAAATCTATAGTAGTAGCGTCTGGCCATTGTATTAATTTTATATTAACGCCGTTTACATAAACAGGGAAGTGCGCTCTGATTCCGTTTGCCATATCTTCACTGTACGACCAGTTGCGTTTAGTACATGTGTCTTTAACTGCACTAACCAATTGACTTAGATATATTTGATCACCTTCTGGATTACGACCAATGTCAGCGCCAACTCGTATTCTAAATCGTTCACATGTTGTTGGGTAAAACTCTTGTATTTCAACTAGGCAATCTTCTAGCTGATGTAGTCCTTCAAGTGTGTAACTAATATTCTTAATCGATAGTCCTAAGTCAACACAGTTTTTAATGCCCTGCATTTGTTTAGCACGAACTGTGTGTCCTTGATAATCAGGATGGTTCAGACCTATCGTCCAAAACACGTTTTCAAGTCCTACAAACTTTTGTGCATATTCAATTTTAGACATGTTCACTGCATTTGTCAACACAATAATAGTGCGCGGCTTTCCAGGCAATGATTGTATGCGCCTAATCAATACGTCTAAGTCTTTTCGTGTAGTAGGTTCTGCCCCTGCTAATGATATAACATAACCATCATCTGGCCATGACTTAATTTGCGTTAATATATAATCGATGTCTGGGTCAGCACTTGTGTTATCTGGTAGTTGATAACAATGAGGGCATGCTAAATTGCATTTGTTAGTAACTTCAATAAAGTATGCAGTATGTGTCTTTTTTGTATATTGATAGTTAATATAAAAGTTAGCATCTGGTTCAACTAGGTGTTCCAAGTAGCCATGCTCTTTACAGGTTTTACCTATCCATACTGATCCGTCTTTTTGAAATGTTACAGCAGGTATATGCCTATAACAATGTTCACATAGTGATACAGTATCGGATATCTTATTCATGGAAAATATTTATGATAATTACAGTATGGACCTAAAATTAAACTACTACTATAATAATGTGCCTGGCAAAGGTCTTTGTCGTAATAATTTAATCTACACCAGCTTGATATCTGATGATAAAAAGACATTTGTACAATGGTACAACAATGATACTGAATACCATCAAGGTCAAAACGAAGTTGTAGATCCACAATTAATGAAAGCAAAGTTCCAAAGAGAATTACACTTCCTCAGCAATATGGCTTGGCATAATCCAGATATGGTTCCTAAAATTAAAGAGGTAAACATTCCGGATCGTAAAATCTATTTAGAAATAGACGGTCCAGACTTTTGGCAACGTAGTATAGATGAAGGCGGGTATGATGCTGTGTTACCTGATTGGCAAGAGCAAATGTTTGCTATTATTGGAGCACATAAGGCTAGAGGGTGGTACAAGTATAGTATGCACCCTAGTAGTTACTTTGTAGTAGATGGTAAACTAAAAAGTATTAATTATTTTTTTACCTATAGCAGTGATGAAGGTCCTATTAGTATTGCTGATCATTCAAGTCATATACATTCTAATAGACAGCAAGAAATGAAAAAGTACACAGAATCAAAAGGTATTGATTGGAATGAAAAGCAACCGCTAGATGTTTTAGAGCAACTGTGCTGGGATAGCTTTAGCAATATGTATCCTGCAGACTTTATTGAGCAAGCAAGATGTATAAAATGATGCCTTGGTCAGAAGACTTAGATCTTTCTGATTTTTATGCTGAGGCAGAGCGCAGAGGCTTTGTTAATAACGCTACACAAAAGATGCTTGTTGATAGTTTAGCAAAGGAAGACAAATGGTGCGTGTGGGTTCTTTACTACAATAATACCGCCGTAGGCACAGTAGGCGCCCATTCACTACCTGAGCTAGGAGATAACGCATACCGTATATGTGCAAGGACCTGTGCGTTTACTGATATGATGCCCATAGATCATTTACGCACTAGAGAAGGTATAACATCACATCAAAACGTAACTGCACAGTTCTTTATCCCTCAATGTATTGAGTGGGTAGGGGAAGGCGATATGTATATAACAACACACCCTAGCGAAATAGGAACACAACGATTAGTTCATACAGTATGGGGTCCTTCGTTAGCACTAACAGGTTGCTTGACATTAGCAGTTAGCAAAGAATATAGAGGACATGTACAGACCTTTTGGAAACTAAACAAAGATGTGTTCTTGGATCAACTAGATAAAGTTAAGAAATGGTAGTATTCAATCAGACAAACACTAACCCTATTGTAATCTGCATTATAGATAATAGAGATCTATACCAAAGCGGCTGGGCAACTGAAGTATCAATTAATATTAGCGACTTCCTTGTACATAGATTTGCTACTAAAGGATATGATATTTTTATAGGCAAAGATGAAGATGAACTATTGACTTTTGCGAGTTCTCAAGAGTACTCACATGCCGTAGTCATTGCAATGGGAATGAGCCTAGGATTAAGTGACAGAATATTTCCGGCTATAGAAAAAATATGTAAACAAGATTTCTTTGTTGCAGGACACATATTAGAAAGAAACGAACAGTCTTACTGGAAGAATGGTTATTATGAATTGCATCATCAGTTTTACATTGTACAGCTAGAAGATTATAAACAATTAGGATTTCCTAGTATAGGCAAACAACAAGACATTCCACATATTCAAACAGAACCATTACGCAGTACAGAATGCTTGTACAACGATCATGAAGTAGCGGCTTGGATTAAGCCCGGAACTACTAATAAAGAATACGCAATGAAATGCCACGGTTGGAACATTATATCAACAGCATTAGCACACAATAAAACAATCATAGATCTAGGGGAAGATATTCGTAACAACAAGAAATATTTGTATTACGAACACGATCATGTTTTTCTTAGAATGATGAGCGACATATATCATAATCAATTCTTTTGCAATAATTTTTATGCCAGTTGGAATAGTGATCAGTTCAAAGACCATATTCCCTTTGATGGTCCTGTAGAACAATATATTACTGTAGGTATTGGAGTCTACTGGATTACCTATTTAGAACGCATAGGAATTACTCCAAATACAAAAGTCATCTTTACTGACATTAATCACAATACGCTTCAATTTATGAAAGCTATGGTTGAGGAATGGGACGGTACTAACTACGCTGAATTTTATCGGGCACACTTACCTATAATTCCTGTTGGCACATACAACGACATCGATGCTTACATAGAATATACTAAGAAAGAATGGGAAAGTTTTATTAGCAAACATGACAACTGGCAAGAGTTATGGGCTAAGATTAAATCTTTAAAGTTTGAATATGTTTTAATTGATTACATGTCAACATATGATCTTAATTGGATTGAACCCAACAAGCGCACACTTTTAAATCTAAGTGATGTTTTTACACACAGTCCTTATACCGCTACGCAGAGTCTAAAGTATCGTGTAACTTGCGAAAACAAATTAATTAACAAGCTAAAACAAATAGATCCTAACATTAATGTTATGATGACTTCACGATCTGCAGATGGATACTATCCTGTACAACAAGTGTCAAATGGACCAATTAGTAGTTTTGATTTAACTGATATTAATTTGCTAAAGAAAACTCCTTGGCACAGTACTGATTGGCACAGTCCTAGGATGTTAGGTTAAACAGCGATTTCGTGTTGAATGTAATGTCCTTTGACATTAGAATTAGACGCCGCCTGATCAATTAATGCTTTCCAATCGTCAGTAGAATCGTGTCTTGCTACAATTAAATGAAATCGATCTTCGGTACTACGATTGTATATGCTATGCTCATAGCTAATATTCATAGCATAGGCGCCCCCAGGTTCCATGAACAGTTCCTCACCGTCCTCCCAACGCCAAATGCAACCTTTGGGATTGCTTAATGATATATTGATGTTTTCTAATAATCTGTGTTTGGTATCACTGTGCGGACCAATCCAACCGCCTGCTTCTACAAGCATAAGCCTAACCCTTCCGTATCGCTTACAAGGAAACGTGTTATGCAAAAAATGCATGATAGTAGGACATTCTGTAGCAGCCGGAGTCCATTTAAAATCCTTGGCGGCCTCAACAGCACTAGAGTATCCATAGTCTTGCCAGCTTTCGTGCAAATCCTCTCCTAGTCCGTATAATGCTAGGGACTTCCAGCCTTTATGTACATCCTCACCACCTCTATGATCTGTAAACCTGTGTTTTAGTGCTTGTGCTTCTTTAAGCATAGATTCGTAAGGAACATCTATTCCTAGTTTTAAGAATTTAGCGTCTGAAACATAGTAATCTTTGTGGTCCATACTACTACTTATATAGTGATAAATATCACTATAAATTACCGGAGTTCAATATGAGCCTATTAAAAACAGTTAAAAAACTTGTCTATCTTGCCCCAGTTCGTTGTGGCCGCACATTTTATGCTGTTGACATTAACCAAACTGCTGATAAGATTAGCGTTAAATTCACGTTAACAGACGAATTTTTAATGTTAGATCCCCGTAGAGAAAATGAAGCATTTATGCCCGAGCATGTGCATACTTTTGAGAAATGGCAACATATTGGATTAGCAGTTGGTAGTTTACGATACTTCCTACATGAAAACAATATTGCGTATGCATGGAAGAACTCAGCAGATGGCGCTGAAGTTCTAATGGAACGTGTTGATCTAGAAGAATATGTTGGCGAGGAAAAGCAAGAAAAACTAAAACATGCACATCGTACATTTAATTCAGAAGTAGCAGTTGATCCAGTTACTACTGATAAAATTAACAGTTTAATTGATGAGTTTTTATCTAAACGTGCAGGATATAAGATCATTGTAACTGATGCAGATGTCCGTAAAAAATTAGCGGCATTGGCTATCTATTGGGGATCAGCTGGTGATGTTAACGGACACATTCGCCCTCCACAGATGGTTACAACACCTATGATGATTAGCGTACCGCCTGAGCAATATGATACAAGTTACTGGTTTGACATGGGCGATTTGTATGCTCGAATTGGTCTAACTGCATTGGCTCAAGGTTACCAGGTAGCATACTGTAATGCTTTTAATATGTTTGATCCTCGTGTTGCTCGTGTAGAAGATACTCTACATGTCAAGTACGGCACCTATACTAAAGAAAACTTTGTTCCACGTCCTTGGATCTGTATTGGCAAAGCATTAGATCCTACCAAACCTCACAACTGGGTTGGAATTGAAAATCGCTACAACGATGACATGATGGTTACTTGTATTTTAACAACTAAAGATTACGTTACTGTTGAAGAGAATGTATAAAGTAGTTACAACGTCAGTGCGTCTTAATAAAGACATTGAGTTTTTTAGATACGATGCTGACATGTATGATTATATAGAAGAAGAACATGTTGACCCTGGACATCTAATAGCACTACAAGTTTCATTATCGGATGATAGGATGACTGAATATTGTGAAATGATGTTTGAAAATAAAGAAGCATTTCAACACTATATAAAAGATCCTGTTATTGCTTATCAAGAACCTATTAAAGTTAGATACAATCAATATAATAAAATAGCTGTATCAGTTAACACTGAAGAAATAACAGTTACTAAAGATCTTTATAATCTTTATTTGAGATAACGTTTTATCAATTCGTCATTGACATGATCCACATATATTAACGGTATGTGGTTTTCATTTTCTAAAATCCATTTAATAGTTTCTGCAACACGATCTGTATGAATGCGTAATGGATCTTCGTTACAGCTTTGCAGTCCACCAACAATAAGATGAGTAGTTTTAAAATGCTGACTGCTTAATTCTAAGCTAAGTTCTCTTAGTTGCCTTTTTTCTTCTGCGGCAGTCGGTTCTAACCATTCCCAACGTTTAAATTCTATTACACTACCTATATTAATAACATATCCTTCAGACCATGCTTCGCTTGCATAAGTCAGTAAGTCGCGTTGTGTTTGGCCTGTTAGTTGACTATGATTAATAAACACATCGTAGTCGGGCAACATAGATTTAAATTTATCAATACCGTCTTGTGTAGTTAAATCGTATCCGTTTGACCTAGATAAAAAGGTAGTGTCTGGATATAATTTATGTATAGATTGTGCAATGCCCTTAGATGGATTGCCTGTGCATAATATTTTCATAGTAAAGTACTTATATAAATATTTCATGCTGACATTTAACGTTGAAAAACTGTCCAATATTAAATTTTCTTTTGATGAATTGACTTCTTTTTACAAGACAATCAAGAAAGATTACCAGTCTATGGAATATAGATCTAAGGTTTTTCCAAATGGTTACAGTTATGCAATGCAAACTAAGTTAGCTGATCCTACCCAACCTTGCTTTCCGTATGATGCGCCCGGCGAAGAAGCATCTAATTATAAATTTGATACACCTACTCCTTTGATGTTTGGTTTTGCTAAGAAACTATTAGACGCTTTCCCTTACGCAAAGCAAATGGTTATTACTACACACGGCCCTGGTGCGCAAATAGAATTTCACATTGATAAAGAACTATACAATGATGAAGAGCATGTTAAGATACATATTCCTATAGAAACTAATGATAGCAGTTATTTTCAATTCGAAGACGAAGAAGTTGTACTAGAATGTGGTAGCGTTTATCTTGTAAACACTACTGTTCCGCATGGGACTATTAACAAAGGTACTACTGAACGAGCTCATTTAATTTTTAAAGTACCGTTAAGCTCTGTAGATAATATTCTAACTAAAGAATTAGTAATATGAATGTTATAACCAAATTCAATCAATTTGCAAGTAACAACTGTGATGTTGCATTGACAAATATAGATGGTACAGTATTAACACCTACAGTAAGTTTGTGCCATCAATGCCATCAACACATTCCTGCATACACATATCATAAAGATAATCAACTGTGGTTATCAAAGAGTTGTGTTCTTCACGGAGTTAGTCATCATATGATAGAGCGTGACTATAATTTTTTAACTACGCTAAATCCAGATAAAAGCAAATTTGAAACTAACTGTGTACTATTTGAAGTTAGCGATAAATGCAATGCTGATTGCCCACATTGCTATCATATGCCAGATAATAAAATTGTTGATAAGAGTGTAGATGAAATAGTCAATCAAATTGCAAAATGGTATCGTCCTGGAACAGGATTAATGCTTGCAGGAGCAGAAGCAAGTTTACATAAAGATTTTATTTTGTTAATTAAACAAATAGTAGATACATTTAAGTGGCACGAGCTATTGGTTATGACTAACGGTATTAGGTTTGCAGATATAGATTTTTTATCAAGTTGTAAGCAAGCAGGATTATATGGGCTATGCATAGGATTGAATCATCCAAGTTACCTAGACAATAAGACTATTAGGAATAAACAAATAACTGCAATTGAAAACGCAAACACACTTGGCATGCCATTGGCCTACATCAGTTACACAATGAGTAGCATTAGCGAGTTAGAAGATATACTTGAAGAAACGACATCAAGTAATTGGAACCCAGTAATGTTTAGAATACGATACGGAAGCGATATTGGACGATATCCTGAACAAGAGCGTATGTACGTGAGTGACATTTATAAAATTACTAAAGATTGGTGCGCCAAACATAACAAAACATTCGAGTTAGCTAACTGGGACGATAACATATATCATGTAATGGTGAAGATAGATGGGCAATTATTTAGATTAATTCAATGGTGTGATGAAACAGATATACACATGGAGGAGTTGCGTAGTGGCCCTTATTGTAACTTTACAAGCGACGGTCTAACAAATTTCTTACATCAAGTTATAAGAAGAGATATAGAAACAAATAAAAAGATGACCTTACCAGATCATCCGCCAGTTCGATACCAATTATATTCTAATGATGTTAGCGAACTAGATTTTAGTAAATTATATTAATATGACAATCTACGGAATAAGACAAAACGCAGATGCTATTGATCAGCTAAACTCTTACAGAGAAGTTGATGTTATGAAACCTTATCTATTTCCTATAGACGTTTCAGTTGATCAAGCATTGTTAGAACAAAGTTTTTATGAATTGTTTTCTAATTTAGGTTTAGATTATAATCAATTCATTGAAGAAGAAGCTAAAGAGTCAGCTAGGTTAGCAACTTTGTTCTCACAATCCAATATGACCTTTTTAGATTTTATCAAGACAGAAGATTTTAAAAACAAACAAATAGATCCTGACATAAAAGCTATAGCATGGGATATGAATCTTAATCATTTGCCGGGTCTAACGGGTCCGGATAGATGGAAAAAATACAAAGGACAATTTGAGCATATATTTGCTCAAGATGTGAATCCTGCTGATTATACAGAGTTATTAGAAGAACTAAACGGCACGTACCTTGAAAAGATAATACAAGATATATTTGATTTTCACAAAGTTACATATGGACAGCCATTTAAAGGAAGAGCCGCATTCATGTGGATCAACTCTAAAGAAGGATACAATTTCCACATTGATAGCTCTAGAACTCCTGTGCGATATCACATACCTGTAGTAACAAACTCTAACGTTTATTGGTTGTTCAAAACAACTTCAGAAACTGTAAAAATGCACATGCCAGCAGGAACGGCTTGGCAATTTTTCCCCACAGCTATAGAACATACCGTTATAAACTATGGAGATACTCCACGAGTTCATTTAGTAATTACGGAGGTAATATGAGAGAACCGATGAGCGAAAATTGGGAATTTATCAAAGAAGGAATTTTTCATCTTTATAAGGCCAAAGATAACAGTTACATTTGCACAGCATACGTAGAACGCCCAACATGCTCTTTACTATTTGTAAGATCATGCTTTGTGCGGGACCTTAATCATGTAACAGGACCGTTATCTAAATACAAATGGTGCCCACAGTTTGGACAAGAAAACAGAGATGGATGGAGAGTCTATCTAAGATTTGGAGGACACTTCTGTAAAGACATCCTTGATAGAGGCGAAACATTAGATCAGTATTGCCCTGATTGGAAAGATCAGCTGACACAGATGTGCATGGATTTTAGACAAGAAAAAGTATACAAAGTCACTATGGATCCAGAATATTTCTTTATAGATGAAGATAAAAATCTCAAAACATTTGGATTTTTTAATTGTTTTACATACGGGGAACAGCCAGTTGGTATGGAGATAATGATGCCAGCGTTTAGTCCAGAAGAATCTCAAATTATACGAGCTAAAACAGAGCAAGGCAGGTTTGATTTTAAATATCTAGAAGAACATGTTTACAAAAATTCTTCTTGGCCTGACAATGCACTTGAAGAAATTTACACAAAAATGTACGCAGTTAATGATGAAGACACCCAAACATAAAATTGGTAAATAAAGATATGCTAGATATCCTGCAACAAAAAATACTTTCATGGACTCCGTCTAGAGCTGACGAGTTTCATATCAATCTACCAAGATTTCACCCAGATTCAAGTAGAATTTGGGAAACAGCTCCTACTGGATATTTCTTATACGATCCTACATATTGTGGCTATTTTGATTATAACGGACAATCTTATATATTAGTAGCAGGTGATCATACTGCTGACTACACAAGAAAACAACTGTTAAGCAATGCGGCAGATACTAATAACAGTATAGCGATAGAAAAGCCAACTGTAATAGAAGCTGTTACATTGTGGGGAATAGTTTATACATACGTTGAGCAAGTTAGACCTTTTAATACTATGGGTATTAATGTATTGAATCTAATTCAAACTTCTAACCCAGCAGACATTGTTGATATATATGTAGCTGAATCAATAAAAGCTGAACAAAGCCTTATAGGTTTAATAGATACAGTAATTGCAACTCCAACAGAACCAGTATACCCTGAGTCACTTGATACATTAAAAAGATTGTACTATGATCCAGGAACTCAACGCTATTTTCTTATTGGTGACATAAAAGGAGAAATTACTCGTGATGAGTATGTTGAAAAGGCACAACGTCTAATTAATAGTCCTTCAGCAATATCACAGCTATTGAGTAAGCTATTTGGAACTCAAATTGATTTAACATCAAAATACCAAGACCTAATGAAATTATGCCTAACCTTTCAACCAGCCTAATACTATATCAAATATTCGATAGCAACGATCAGATAATTTGTTCTGGCAATTGCCCTTACGACTTACTAGGCCAGGTATGGACATTAACAGAAACTCCTACATCAGAAACAAGAACGTTAAAATTTAATATAGACGGCAATTGGTTTACATTAAATCCTGTAGGATACCCGTTAGGATTAGATCAATCAGCCTCAGCATACCAAGCTATTGTCGATTATGAAATCTTAAATGCACAAGCCCTGCAAGATGCTGAAGCTATGAGATTATGGCAACAACAATTAGACATTGAAAAAACAAACAACGAATCTAATCATTTACAAGCTCAAGCTATAGATGCATTTAATCAATATAAAGAAATGTTAGTTGCGCAGAATCAATTAACACAAGATCAAGCAGATGCTATGCAAGCTGAGCAGTTAAGACAAGATGAAAATCGTATAGCATTAGTAAGAGGAATTGCATTAGATCCTACTACAGCGCCCGGGGCTCTTGCAAGTGAATTTGGCCAGAACGGGGATATACGCAGACAAGTAGCGGCAGTAATGGAAGCTGACATCAATATATCTAAACTGGTAGTACAGACTTCATCTACATACTGGATGTCTAGTTATGAAGTTATGGCTGTGATTGGTTCACAATGTACTGAAGACCGTGAATTTGCGCAACTGGTTTCAGATAAACTACCAGATAATAGTAGTTTAAAAATAATGCTAAAAGGTTTTGGCTGGGCTACGTAAACACTTTAATATTGTAAGTGTTTTGAAAATCTAACGCATCATCCCTACTGTTTACCATTGGCTTGCCTTTAATGTTCAAGCTGGTATTCAGCAACATAGGACATCCTGTCCGAGCATACCATAGTTCTAAGAGTTCTCTAAACTTGCTTCCATCTTTTGGGACAGTTTGAACACGAGAAGTCCCGTCAGCATGAACGATAGCAGGAAATAAGTAAGGAACCCTACAACGAGCGACGACTTGCATATACCTACTGTTATTCCAACCGCTAGGCATATCAAAGTAAGTGTCACATAACTCCTCCAAAATTGCGGGAGCGAATGGTCTAAATTGTTGTCGTTGTTTAATTGCATTTACTTTTTCCTTTATATCATTACCACGTGGATCTGCAAGCAGGCTTCTGTTACCTAATGCACGTGGCCCAAATTCTGCTTGACCTCTAGCAACGCCGCATATCTGATTCTTTTCTAGATAAGATACAATTTCGTAGTTGTTTGCATTTCCACGCATCTCGTATCCAAGCAATGGAGTGAATTCATACGGTTGCATTCGCCAATGCGGCTTTGATGCATATACCGCACCAATAGCACTACCACTATCGCCCGGCGCTGGCATTATCCATGTATTATCAAAATACTTGCCAGTTAGTTTGTTTGCTACACAGTTTAACGCACATCCGCCCATGAATACTAAATTACGGCTTGATGATAATTTTGTAGCGTACTGTAGAACACGTTCAAATACTGTTTCGTACACTGCTTGTGTTGCGGCTGCGATGTCAAATAAATCTTGCTCTGTGCTAAGTTCCAGTGCCCATGACCTGCATCCACGATGTAGGTTTTCTTTCAAACGAAAAATATGATTCCATTCATCATCGGGGAAACTAAAGAAGTCTGATAATATTCTATTAAAGTATTTCTTAGGGTCGCCGTATGCGGCCATGCCCATTAGGATATACTCTTCTTCGTTTGGCGCCAACCCACATCGCTGTGTCATTGCGCTATACCAAAGTCCTATGCTGTTTGGATACTCTAAGCTGTATAGTTTAGTTAACTTACTACCTTCCCCACTCCATATGGTAAGTGTTTCGTATTCTCCAATAGCATCTATTACAAGTATGCAGGCTTGATCAAACCCGCTGGTACAGTACCCACCAGCCGCATGGCTTTTGTGATGGCTTATATACTTTATAGGTGTACTTGGTAGATACTCTTTTAAATATTTTTTGATATTGTTTTCTCGATAGCGCCAGCCTTGGCCTGCTTCAAGTTGTCTAAATGTTTTCAGCAAAGGCTTTTCGTACCAAACTACACGATCAGGAGTAAGGTTGCGAGAGTTTAGATAGTAGATTAGATCTTTATTAAGATTAGGATCGTTTTTAATTCCGCTCCAGCGTTCTGTCTCTGAAGCAAATATCAGATGTTCGTCAGCAAACACGGCAACGGCCGCATTATGACTGTTAGCTGATATCCCCCAAGTAATCATTTGTATATAAATGGATCTTGTTTTGCTAACGCTTTAAGACGCTTTTGTGACTTATACCACTGCCACGGAGTCATTAGTATTTTTAAAAGTTTTTTCATATTGTTCTCTTAGCCAGCTGTAATCGTTAATTTTACTTATTTCTGCAACATGCTCAAGACCAAATTTCTTTCCGGCTAATGCTCCTGCATATCCGTGTGCGCCAAATGGTATATCAGTATTAAGATGACACCATGTATCTAGCCTATCTTCAGTTTCAGTATCTACTTGACCGTCAATAATTTTGCTAGACAACTTAGCACATTCTCTAAATGCTGAACGCCATGTACTAAACGCATCTGTATTAAATGCAGTAATATTGCTGACTTCTGGCATTGCTTTAAACTTGGTGCTAATACTGGTAGTCATATCAGGCTTGGTTAAATCCATATTGATAGTAAGCTTCTTAGGTAGTAGTTTAACGCCACCGTAGCCGTACTCTAAGTTATTAAGCGGGTTGCGACTGCGCCACACATGCACACATTCTAAATCCCATTCTGGTACTTTGTAATCAAAGCTGAATGAATCTAGTATTTGTGCATCGCCGTCGACGACCCAAAACATTTCAGTAAAGCTCATACGTGCGGCTTTAATGTGTGCTTGATGTATACCTTTAACATCCTTAACACGCTTAGTAAGAGGAAACCTTGATTTAACACGCTGATAGTTTTCTTCAGCGTTTGGTTCTCCGTAACTGATAAAAATTAAATCATACACGATTAAGCCTGTAAAACTCGTCAAATGTGTTCACTACGTATGCGCTTGTATCTGCATTAAGAACAGGAACACTAATAAAATCTTTTGCCTTTAGTTGATACATTTGAATTAGTTCTAATGGATCTGTTCCAAATATCTTATCAAACATTTCATTTAGAATTTCAAAGTCTCGAACATTGGTAATGTCCCAATCAGTACACATAGTAAGATAAACACCTTGCCATGCTCCAACGATTGCCCATGCACCCTGGTCAACATGTATACCTAATGTAAGCCACTGTTTCAATCTATGTAGGTTTTCCCACCATATGACATCTTTTGCAGGTTTACCTTGCTCAAGGCGGATGCCACGATCTAAACACATTTTGACTCCTTCACGGAAACCTGCTCTCCATGCTTGCAAAGGAGTAGTGTTTATGATAGTATCTGAATAGCTAACAGTGAGAGGATAGTATCCTGCCTCCCAACAAAAGTCTACTTGACCTTTATCTTCTTCTGCGGCTTCGTGTGTTCGCATGTTCAACACAAATTCTTTGCGCCATGCTTTAAGACTGCCGTTACCATAACGCAGTCCGTTAATATTGTTACGCCCTGGCCAGTTAAATGCTTGTGCGTTTGGGTACTTGTCTAAATCAATTTCCAAATCCCAAAATTTAGGATTAACGATGTTATCTGCATCAACAGTAACAAACCAATCAGTATCGCTTAGATTAGCCGCAGCCTTATGACACGCATCACTACCTTTAACACCGTGTACACGTTTTGCCCAAGGTGCCTCCTGCAATAGTCTTGCATAGTTTAATTCTGCATTTGGTTCATCGTATGAGATGAATATGCAATCTAGCTCACTAATTTTTAGCAACGACATAAACTGATATTGGGCTTGGACCTTCGTAGGGCAATTCTACAGGCACACCACTGATAAAGTTAGTTACTTGAATCTCTTTGGTGTCGTATAGATTGTAGGGATTACCCTTTTCTGTAATGTGTATATTATATACTTTTTCCTTAACTAAAGTCAATCTTTCGATATTCTCTTGATTGGTAATATTATCAAAATGATATTGATCGTAAGTCAGCTTTAGAGTTTTACCAGTTAGTTGTGCAAGTATAGCACAGTCTGCTATGAAATTTTCATAAGGTCTGATAGACTTAACTGTTTCGAGATCGTCATTCTTAACAACGCTACTATTAAACATCCTTTTACGTCTAAAACCTACAATTGAATTATTTTCAATTAAAGGATAGTACTCGTGTATATTTTTTAAATCAACAAAAAACGGTTCTATTAATTTCCATTCTACTTCTAATACGCTAAACTCTGGTTCTTCTGTGTAATGAACGCCCATGGACTGGATATCTAATGTAGAAGAATTAAATTTTACATAATGTCTTTGTACTTGTTCCATACCTTGTCCTCTAACATATTAATAAAGTTTTCACTAATTAGATCTTTCTGTGTATAATGTAAAATGTCTTGCTGGAAATAAGGACCAACTTTTACATTAAAGTCTTTGTTGTAATGAAATGCTATGTAATCAGTCCAGTTAGTTGCATGATCACCAAACCCTTGCGATTTAGATTTCATATGAGTGAATCTAGGAAATGGTAAATTTGGATCACTCATGTCCTCAACCATGTCTAACATCTTTGCGGCCAGCGCACATGCTTCGTCAGTAGGAATACTTTCAAAGTTGTAGTTAATTAATTGTGATTTCCATGTCTCTGGATAATCAGTTAAGGCTCGCATCATATCCCAGAACTTAGATGTTTCTCTGCTTTGTTTAAAGTACAACCAACCAGAATAAAAGTCTGGCAAGTTGTTGTCAAGAAAGACTTTTCGATAGTACTTGCTGGTCATTGTTTCATTACGAAACGTCATAGGGCGAGTTGCACACCACAGGTCGTGTTTCTGCATATGAGTCCACCAGTGGCTAACATCATTAAGGAATAAGAAATCTCCGTCAATGAATACTGTTTCTTTATAAGGAGTATGCTCGTATGCTCTTGATCTAGCATTCATTCCTTTAGGGCCTTCGTAGTCTATAATTTGATCAAATACCCAAGATAACTTTAAAGCCTGTGCGTTCTTTACCTTTGTTGTAGCAATGCTTACATTGTTAAACCCTTCGGGCTGTGTTAATTTTATAGTCAGTGCAGTTATATACGCTAACTTAAGATAGTTTGTTTCTTTAGTACTGTTAGCTATCATAAAATAGCCTTTGTCTAATAGCTTTTCAATCATATAATGTAAAGGTATCTATTTTTTCTAACAATTCAATTTTATTCATCATATGAATATCTTGATTGGTTGTTTTGACAAGCGTATTTTGTTCGCCCAGTACCCATGTCATGCTTGTGTTGGTTATTTTTACTAAAGAGTCTCTATCAGTGATTAAGATAGGACTAGGTAACGCCACATGATATTTTTCACAGCCAAACCCGCTCATTATATGACATGCAACTGTAAATGCATAGTCGTTTCTAAATCTTCTAGTATCAAACTGATAAAGTGTCCCATACCATTGCCAATTCTCTCTAACGTGTTCTACTAGATCAAACAGTATTTTGTTTTCAGGTGTTTTGTTGAATATAATATTTGTTGCCCATAGCATATGAAGACTTGATGGGCTGAACCAAACATCGCCCCCAGGTCTTCTTGGGCATAAATCTTTCATGCTTTCACATATCATGAAATCGTTATCACTATCCAAGTAAGGTTTTAATCGGTCACTGAATACTAGAAAGTCGCTATCAATTAGTAATGTCCTATCGTACGGAGTAATATCGTAAATTCTATTTCTATTGATGTTTTTAAATGAAATGTTTCTGCCAGATAACACACGTGAGTTATCTGTATCTTCTATCTCAATAATAATAACTTGATCAAAAATAGTGCAGTTAGTATTGCTTGAAGTTAGTTTGTCTGTAATAAGAGTTACAGGTATGTTGAGATACTTTTTAACTAGAGTGGCCGCTAGAACTGCTTGTGGGCCATATGCAATGTCGCCATCAAAGGCAAAGATACAGCATCCTTGATTCATAGATCTACCAGTTTGGCCGCTGTTCTTTTTTGTTTGATTTCGTTGTAGTCTGTGAGATATCTATTGGTAACTTCAAAATATGTACTGACTACTCGAGACTGGAATTCTTCCAGGTCGTCGATTTGTACAGGATATCCGTTGTCGTCTAATATAACAGCGGAACCGTATTCTTTGATAGAGTTTATAAAACCAATCAAAGTACGATCAACAGTAAACATGCCACCGCTATAACCTATAACAAGTTCTGCATGTGCTTTGTCTTTTAGTCGTTGTCTTTCGATTCCTAGAGTTTGCCTATACTCAGCATGCTCTAATGCTTTTACCAGTCTTTCATCCATTAGTCACCTTTAGAACGGTCCTGTTACAAAAGGATTATTCGGCTCAATACCGTTATAGTATGCAGAATAATTTGTAGTACCGTCTATGTAATTATACGCATGGGTCTGACCAATAGGCTGATTATTGAAAGGATATGTTAAAATTTGGCGTATCATAGCATTACCAGATGATGTGCTGTTAGAACCACCAGTGCCTGAGTACTGATTAGCTAATGCCATTATCACATAGATTGATTTTGCTTGGAATAAGTCGCCATTGTCTAGCCCAACCCACATAGAAAAGAAACTGCTTGTGTAATGTGCATCAGCTTCATATACTATAGCTGATTTTGTAATTCCCGGATTAGCAATAGGATTTGGGGCTACTAACATGTTTCCACCGTAAACTCCACCTGTGAACCCTATAGTTGCAGGATAAGATATAGCTTGTCCGGATTGATAAAACGCATCTTTAGTAAGAGTAAATGACCCCATGTTACCTAGTAAGTCTGTCCAACCTTGACTAATTGGATTACCGGCGGTATTACCAAATGCAAATTTCCAATTTATTGATCCACCTGCATTCCAAAAACTTCTAAAGGCGGCGTTGTTTGCAAATTCAACCTGATAAGCATAACCAAGTATTTGATTAAATGCAACAGAACCTGTTTGTGCAGTCCATGAAGAATTTGTTAGTTTAGTTGGAGAAACTGTCGTTCTGTTTGAATATACATAATCAACTTTGCCTGATAATTCTGTATAGTCTGCTTGAGTTACTAGATAATAAATTGGAGGCGTAGGTGATCTAGAATAAGGTTGATATCGAGTATTGTTGATGTGTTGATAGCATGTATCGACATCTGTTGCTATTTGATTAAACTCTACTCCAGTAATTTCCTGATAAGCAGAAATTTGACTACTAACAATACTCGATTGCTGTCCCCACCCTGCATCTACAGTGCTACCACTTGGTGCTCCTAAAACTGTAGCTACCTTAGTTTGTAATAGGTTCCAATCATTGTGATTGACTACAGCACCACTTCCACCGCCAACTGCTAACACAGCTAAAGTAAATATGGCAGAAACACTCTTACCGGCAGCGTCTGTAGCTGTAACTGCATAAGCTGTAGTTTGAGAACTTAATGTAGGAGTTCCTGATATTGTTCCTGTAGAAGTATTAAAATTTAAGCCGCCTGGTAAACCTGGTGAAATGCTGTATGTCTTAACACCACTACCGCCTGTAAATGTTACAGGTGTAAATGTTGTAGACGATCCTACTGAAACTTGTTTAGATGATATTGCAATCGTGGCTACAATTCCAAAAGCTAGATTTGCCGCAGTTTCAACTAATACAGAAATTGGCGATGCTAGATTGTGATTTATTTCAGTATATGCCTTGCTTCCTTCGTTAAGTTTAATTGAGGTAACTCTATTGTTTCCTAATTCAGCTTGTAAGGTATTAATAAAATTATCAGTCAATGCTGGCGGTACTAATGTATCGTTAAGGTTATTGATAAAAATCCATTTTACAGTAGAATTTTTTACCGCATTGTGTACATAGCCTGGAGAGCTATCTGATCCGTATATGTATCTAGGACTCGCTGCCTGTAGGGCAACTGGACTGGCACTGTTTACATAATTGTCAACAATATCTTTTGCAGTTTGTGTTATTGATGTATCATTTAATGTTACCCAATCAAGGTCAGTTGGTCCTACAATAGGACATATTGCAGTAATTTTGTTATTGCCGTAGTCATTAATATATTTCATTCCTGCAAACGCAACTAGATGTCCGCCCGCACTTGCTCCTGAAATTATCAATCCATACGTGTTAACTGCATTTACGATCTGATTCCATAACGCACTGTAAGAAGAACCAGCATTTGCAACAGTACAGAATTGTATTATTGTTTCAATATCAGCCGCTCCTGCTGGATGGTAGTTGTTAGTAGTACCACCAGAAGGTATGTAGTCAGTGCCAGCAGTAGCTAATCGATAGTTACAGTTAACAACAATATAACCTTGCTTGGCTAATTGATTAATCTGATCGTAATCGTTGATCCAATAACCGCCTTGGCTAGAGTTAAATCCATAAGGAGATTTTGCTCCACCTGACCATCCACCGCCGTGTACCCATATAATAACTCCTTGCGGAGTAACACCAGTTTGTTGATAGATATCACAACGTTGTAATAGATCAGTTCCGTATGGTACTTCGGTAGTTACAGTAGGAGAAGCTTCTGTGTTAACTCTTAGATTAAATGACGCAGATGTTGATATGTTATTGCCTGTAACTGTAACAGAATATGTTGTTAATCCTAATACGTTGGAAACTCTTCCAGTAATTTCTCCTGTAAGAGAATTAATATGAAATCCGTTATTAATAGAAATAGGACTACCTGCTGAACCTACATTGGCGCTGTAGCCAGGACGGATAGTCCAAGTAGTTTTAGAAGCATCTGTTGGCCATTCTAAAAAAGATCCTTGAGTAACACCAGACCCGCTGATAGAATCACCTTGTTGAATTGAACTGCTATTACTAGACGTTACATGGAAAAATGAGTAAGATGTATTTCCAGGTATAGATTCAATCCATCCTTGGAACGTAGTACCAGTAGGAAGATTTGGAGATATAGTGTAGGTTAGTTGTCCAACACCACCTGAACCTATCACAGGTGTAAATTTTACTTGACTTCCTGTCTTAACAGATACTGTAGATAGTGCGACTGATGCTACGGGTGAATTTGGAAAACTTGCGTACAGGACTCGATTGTTCCCGCCTTGTATGCTACTGTAATCAAACCCGTTATATATAAATTGACCACTAACCATTTGACCAGTTTTTGCTGTAGCAGTTATGTAGCTAAGTGCGTCTGCTGGACCAGCTGTAGGGAACGCTTCTAGCAAACACGCAACTAACCCTGCAACTTGCGGAGTCGCTTGACTGGTACCTGGTACTTTACCAATAGAATAACCTGAGTTCCTTGGGTCAGCTACGCCCTGCGGATATCCTTCGTATGATAGTCCAGCAAATGTGCTAAATGCACCTGTTATGTTATAACCTGGAGAATATACATCGACCCTAGGGCCGCAATTACTAAAATATGTCTTAGCTGTAGTATATGATGCATCTAATGCTCCTACGTTAATAACACCTGTAACTGCGCTAGGTGTTGAACCTCTGCAATAATAGTATGTATTCCCCCCAGAGGCAAGGAAACTGTTGAAATAATTATTATCAGTACTGGATGCTGTATCTCTTGCAATATAAGCTCCGTTGTTACCTGCGGCTCCTATCATAATAACTCCGGCATTGATGAGATCAGTTATTTGAGATTCCATAGGAGTATATCTAGCAGGTACCGAGCAGTTAGTACCATCAAAACAAGGAATACCGTAAGTAGCCAGTTGAGCCGCACTAAAACCTCCCGCCGGCGCTTGGTAAAGTGTGCCTTGATAATTTACTGCAAGAATATCTGTTCTAGGTACTGTAGAAGTATATCCCCAGCTGTTGGTACAGATTGTAGGATTACGTGTTCCTGTGCTAGGATTAACAGTTTTATTTTGATGCCAGTACTTTACATACTGAAAAAAGTAGCTGTTAATATAAGCATTGGTTGTAGAATTAGTTGGATTGCTGTCAGGAAAACCAAAACCAATATTGTATATGTTTGCGCTTCGAGCCCAACCTTGTTGATTTCCTGCACAGCTAGACGCTACGTGAGTTCCGTGATTGTTATTAGCTTCTAATAAAGAATCTATTGCCGACGCGGCAGTTCCGCCATACGGAGTATAAACATACGTGCCGTTAGTTCCATTAAAAATTGCATTAGTATATGCTAACCAATTGATCTGATTATATCTGGATCCACCTGTTCCGTCTGCGTTAACTGCAAATTCTGGGTGTGCTGGATCAGCATGGCCATCTACAACTACTATGTCTACGTTCTTTCCACTGAAAGGAACGGTGATAGAAGCGGCTACATCAAATAGTTGTATAGGACTGTCGTTACCCCACTGGAATCTATTCTGTCCTTCTAATACCTGAAGTAACGCCCAGTTAACGTCTGTTGATGCTTGTGTGTTACCTTTGCTGAAGTGATTGCTAATTTGAGAATAGCTAACATTGAAGTGGCCTACTGATAGTCCTAGGTCTTGCCATGTTCTGCTAACGTCCCACACTCTTGGATCTTGTTTAATAAGCTCGGCCTCGGCCTCGGTCATCATATAATGAGTATTGCGACTGGTCGTTGGATTAAGACAGCAATCAACTTCCCTGTCGGGCACACATTCGCTTCCGCCTAGATTAATAATTTCATCATGCAAGGCCTGCTTGTCTTCGATGTTGTGTACAATTACAATGTATTCGATTAAATCACTCATATTATTCCTTAGATTAGGACCCCGTTAAAACTTGATGTAGCTGATACTGAGAATGTATATGGATACTTGGCCGTGAAAGACGTTGTAAAATTACCGTCTACAGTATCCGGGCCTCCTGCTGTTCCTACGTGCGCATCAACTAATAGTACTACGTAAGTTAATACTCTAGCGGAACCTGGTGCCGCGTCAAGATAAGCAGTTATGTTAATGTAGTTTGCAGTATAGTTTGCATCTTGATCAGTAACTTTTATAAATTGTTGGTTTGACGATGAAAGGCCATTTATACCAGTTGTTATGCTTACTGCGCCAGGTATAGTTCCACTATTTCCGCTAGAATTTAATGTCATATACACGTTGCCCATGCCGCTTAAAACATTAGTCCAGCTTTGATTTTGGGATGTTGCGGCACCACCAGATCTAGATATGCTGAAATTAACTGAACCGCCTGCGTTAAAGAACGCATTAAAATCAGAAGCACTGGCCCAAGTCATTGAATAAGATGCGCCCAATTGAGAAGACCAAGTATACGCCTGTGTAGTGCTAATAGCCAGCGATTGGCTGGTAAGTTTTGATGATGACGCTGTTGCTTTGTTGGTATTAATATATGTAACAGCGGCTGACACGTTAGTAAGGTCGGCTTGTGTAATCTGCGTTCCAGCATTTCTAATAGGTAGAGCAGAATTTGAACCAGTAATATGTGTATAACAAAAATTTATATCATCTTTAAGAGCATTATAATGATTATGATTAATCTTTAATGTGTTGTTAACCTGCGCACTGGTAACACTGGCCGACTGACCCCAGCCTGCCATAATATTAGCAACAGTGGTTTGCAACGGATTCCAGTCGCTTGCTTGTATTTGTGCCATAGATTATTTCTCTTATGATATATTGTTAGATGTAGCAACAACTGTCGGAACTTGTTGTTGATATGCATAGTAAGTATTAACCGACCAAGAAAATAAAGAATCAATATAGTCGTCAGTTGTTCTAGCAGGAGCAGTATGGGGGTCAGTCATTGATGCCGTTAGTGTAAATCCGGTACAGTTAAACATACCAGTGCCAGTCGGATAAGGATTTACAACTAGAGTATAGGCATTTGAAGTATAATGATTTTCAGTAGACAGCATTCTAAATGCAATGCCATCGTGCCCTGCAATTTGTCCGTTTTGAATTATGTTATATAATCCTCCGTTAGGGATACTACCTGCTCTATTATTATTGCTCTGAAAAGTAGCGTTTCCAGAAAATACAAGTGTTCCTGCTGAAGTCAACAATGTTGCCCATGCACCTGTCTGTGGAGTACCGCTACCTCCTGAGAAGCTGGCAGATACTGATATAAAGCCACCTGCATTGGTCCAACCTCTAAAATTATTATTAGTTCCCCAATCTAATGTTACTGAATGTTGCCTAATGGTATTCCAAGTACTGCCGTCACTGTAGGAATCCGAAGTCTTTACAGCCAACAGCGAAGCTCCTACATTATTACGAGATGCAACGGCAGAAGTAGTAATAGAAGAAAGTTGATTTAAATCAGTTGCTGTAATTAATTGACCAGGGGAAAATAAAGATAAGTTTGTTGGAAAACCAGTCTGATGTTGTATAATAGTATTAAGGTCACCAATGGCCTTATTCACATCATCGCCGTAAACTATTGCATTAGTTTGTACTTGTGAACTATTAAAGGTTAGATTATACCCCAAGTCTACAGTTGATTGATCAGGAGCACCTAGGATAGAAGCAAGTTTTGCTTGTATTCCGTTAAAGGTATCTTTGGTAATTTTGCTCGATGCCATTTGTTTTCCTATTAAACTCTAAAACTTTCGCCGCACCCACATCGATCTCTTTCGTTAGGGTTTTTAAAATCAAATCCTTCGTTAAGACCATTGCGCACCCAATCCATTGTTAGGCCGCTTAGATAAGGATCGTCCTTTTGACTAACCAATATCACAAAATCCTGCTGGGCATAATTTATTACTCCTTCTTCAGCTTCGTACTTGTCTACATACTCTAGCACGTAAGCCAAACCGGAACAACCTGTTGTTCTTATTCCTATCCTAATCCCTACTCCTTTGCCGCGCTTTTTAAGGTTTTCGCTTACTTTTCGGGAGGCTTCAGTTGTTAGATTGATCATAATAGCAGTATAATAAATATCTACCTATATTTAGCGCATAAAACTATAAAGAAAAACAATATGAGAATAGCCGTATTAGGAGCAGGATCAGCCGGGGTAATTACATCTGCACAACTCTGTGCAAACGTTCCCAACAGGATAAAGATTGTAAACATACATGACCCTAACATTCCTATGTTTCAAATAGGTGAAAGTACTAATTCTGGATTTATTACAGTATTGGAACAGGCATGCGGGTTTGAATTCATGGAAGATCTTCATGAAATGGACAGCACACTAAAGTTTGGTAATAAGTTTATCAACTGGCGTGAGAAGGATTGGTTTAATCCACTGCTAGATGGTGGTGTAGCTATACATATCAATAACTTTAAGTTAAAAGAATATGTGTTTAAAAAATGTCTAGAGCGTTGGCCTAACAAGTTTAGTCTAATGCAAGGCACAGTTTCTAGCTTAGAAAATCTAGCCCGCGGAGTTAATATAACTATTGACGGCCGCGTTGAGTACTTTGACTTCGTAGTTGATACTAGAGGAAGCCCTACAGATTGGGATCAGTATAATATTGCAGAAGGCATTAGCATTAACAGTGGAATCATACATACTGTAGAAGAACCTGGCAACTGGCAGTACACTGAACATATGGCTACAAAAAATGGCTGGATGTTTGGAGTACCGCTGACTACTAGACATACACACGGTTATATGTATAATGATACTGTAACTACTAGAGAAGAAGCTCTAGAAGACATGGCTCAAATATTCAATACAACTCCGGATAAGATCGGACGCAAAGGTGCGCCAGTTGACTATCATTTTAATAGCTACTACGCAAAAACTGTATTTGAAGGCAACGTTCTTAAAAACGGCAACCGTGCTATTTTCTTTGAACCTATTACAGCTACAGGAATCTATTTCTACATATATGTAAACTATTTGTTTGTAGAATTCTTAAAAGGCAATTTAAAAATAGAAGATGTCAATGAACGATTTATTGACTATGCTGTCCAACTAGAGCACTTGATCTGTTTCTTCTATCACGGTGGAAGTACGTTTGATACTCCGTTCTGGCGTATGGCAAAAGAACGCTCAACTAAGACTATAATGAACAGCCCGCACTTTAAAAGAGCATTGGTTGATTGCTTCCGTAAAGGACAAGATGGGTTACCGCACTTTGCTGAAAGTTGGGTGTTTAGCGGTTATCACTTACACTTGATAGATAAAAAGTTTGGCTATAACTATTTTACAGATCCTGAAAAGAACAAGAAAACACTCGAGGCCGTAGAACGCAACTTAAATACTGGTGGAAGAATGATATTATGATTACCATTACAGAATCTGCAAAGATCAAAATAGCAGACATCTTATTAGAAGATGGTAGCAAGTACGTCCGTGCATTTGTGCAAGGTGGCGGTTGCAGTGGTATGCAATATGGATTTACCATAGACGACACAGTCAACGAAGATGATTTTCAATTTGATAATGTTTTGGTAGATTCTATGAGCATGCAGTATCTAACAGATGCTACAATAGATTATAAAGAAGACATTAATGGATCCCAATTTAGTATTAAAAACCCCAACGCGGTTACAACCTGCGGATGCGGGAGCTCCTTCAGCCCAGAATGAATGGACTGCGGGCTATTTCAAAATAAAGCAACTTAATCTTAACCTTAAAAATTTGATGGCCAGTACAATGATGGCCGCAAATACTGTTAAGATGCGCTACCCAGAAGACTCTGTTGATACTAACGGATTCAAAGGCACAACAAAGACATTTGAAAAATATAATGTGTTTATGTTTTCTGCACAGCCTCTATGGGAACTGTTTAAAGAGATAAGCCTATTCTGGCAATCAGTCAAAACTACTGATAAAATACATTATATGCAGGCATGGATTAATATCTATGAGGAAGGTGCAGAAAGTATAGGATGGCATCACCACTGGCCCGAACACATGCAGGCCTATCACGGCTACTTCTGTTTAGATGTTGACGTAAGCAAAACTACCTACGCTCTACAGCCACACTATTACAAACAAAGCAGAGATGTTGCGGATCAATACAAAGGTGTGTTAGAACACAATGACGAATACGAATTAATCGATGTAGTAGGGCGCGACAACATGCTGGTCATGGGCCTAAGCAGTAACGACCTACACAGAAACATTCCTTGGAAGATCAAAGATAGACCAAGGATCACTATTGCGTTTGATATTGTCCCCGGTGAGTTTATTGACAATCGTGTATGGGAAAATCATTGGATTCCGTTACTATGAGTTTGTATAAACAACTACACACTAGACAGATACAAATGGGTGGAAATGCAGTTTTAGAGCAGGATTTTGGCTCAGAAGCTATCCTAGTTCCTAGCCCAAATTGCAAGGTTTTCCTGCATTGGTTAACCGAAAAAGGCAATATTCGTTCAACTTTTACAATGACTTATGCTACCAAAGTAAGTGGTAAAGTGCGTATAACCAACGGTTTAAACACCGAATTAACCATACAGGTCTTGACAAACTGGTAAAAATACGCTATAATATAGCTTATACAGTTAGAAAGGTAACCATGCATAATATCATCAAAGAGCTTGAATCCGATAACAGTCGTTTGGCTAAAGAAGCCATTATTGAACGTGAAGCTAAAGCAGGCAACACAGAATTCTTTGCAGGAGTACATCTTGCACTAAACAATTACATTACCTTTGGTGTTAAGAAGGTACCTACGCACTCAGGTCCTGACGGTCAGGGCTTGCCTTATCAGGCATTCCAAGAGTTAGCACATTTGCTTTACACACGTCAGCTTACAGGTAACGATGCTAAAAATGCTATTGAACTTGCCCTAGCCGCAAGTACAGGTGATCAGTGGAACTACTGGTACCGCCGTATTCTTATCAAAGACTTACGTTGCGGTGTGAGCGAAAAGACTGTAAATAAGGCAGTAAAAGGAACAAGCATTGATCCTATCCCTGTATTCGAATGTATGCTTGCCCATGACGGAGCGAATCATGAGAAGAAAATTACGGGTGTTAAACTGCTCGAACCAAAGTTGGACGGAGTACGATGTATCACCGTTGTCAACTATGAAGCTCGAACCGTTGTTCAGTACACAAGAAATGGTAAAGTGCTGGAAAACTTTAGCCACATATCAGATAGCCTTCTGGCTAACATCGATGATTTGGGTAGAAGCTATGTACTCGACGGAGAAGTTGTAAGCAAGAGCTTTCAAGACCTAATGAAGCAAGTTCATCGCAAAGATGACGTACAGGCACAAGACGCACGTCTTATGTTGTTTGACATTGTGCCGCTTTCAGAATTCCAAAAAGGCAAATCAGTAATGGGTCAGCGCCGACGCTCTGCCTTGCTCAAAACTCTTAAACCTACTTTTGACAAATGCGGTAGCATTGATGTTATTGAGCAAACAGAAGTAGACTTAGATGGCTATGTCGGTGAAATGCAGTTCAAAGAATTTAACAAAGAAGCTATTGCCAAAGGCTTTGAAGGTATTATGATCAAAGATCCTAATGCTCCTTATGAGTGCAAACGCAGTACCAGCTGGTTAAAACAAAAGCCATTTATCGAAGTTAGTCTTACTGTGCTAGAAACAGAAGAAGGTACTGGCCGTAACGTAGGTAAAATGGGTGCATTAGTTTGCGAAGGTACCGAGGACGGCAAGTTGATCAAGGTCAATGTAGGTTCTGGATTTACAGACGAAGATCGGGATGAGTTTTGGTCATGCAAAGTAGATGGACAAGTTGTTGAAGTCCGTGCAGATGCTATCACCCAAAATCAGGATGGTACATATAGTTTGCGTTTCCCACGCTTCTTACGCTTCCGTGGCTTTACAGCTGGCGAAAAGATCTAATGAATGATGTAATTGTTCTCGACGATATTGTTAGTCCTACATATCAGTTTCATTTAAACGATATGACTAGGGACTACAGCTTTGATTGGCATTTTGGGCCAAGCAATATTCACGAAAACAAAACAGCGTATCCAGAAATCTTTTTAGATGATAATACAATAGACAGCTATCAACACACTCATCTATTTTATCATGATGTAGTTGACGGTGTTGATAAACATTTTAACTTTGTACGCCCGTTGGTATATGCGTTACAAGATAAATTTGGTTTGCAAAAGTCAGATCTTTATCGGATGAAAGCAAACATGCTGGTTAACAATCGCAAGTTTTCTAAGGGAAAATATAACCCTGCCCATGTGGATGGTTCTTATAGCCATATGGTAGTTGTTTACTATGTAAACGACTCAGACGGAGACACCGTCATTTTTAATGAAACACTAGGGTCCAACTTTACAAAATTAACAGAAAAACAGCGCATATCTCCCAAAATGGGCAGAGCTGTTTTATTTCCAGGTAAGTATTTTCACGCAAGTTCAAATCCAATTGATAACGATACAAGAACTGTATTCAATTTGGATTTTAAAATATCAGGAAAAATAGTTTTATAAAGGAGAAAGTGGCCCCGTGGCAAAAGATGATGTTATTACCGTAATAGGTAAAGTAGAAGAAGTACTACCCAATGCAATGTTTAGAGTATTGCTAGATAATGGGATTCTAATTCTAGCCCATGTATCTGGGAAGATTAGACAAAACCGCATTCAAATATTGTTAGGTGACAATGTTAAAGTAGAAATGAGTGCGTATGACCTGACTAAAGGCAGGATTGTATACAGACAATGAATATAATAGTAACAGGAAGCGATGGCTGGATTGGGCGACATGTTTGCCAACAGCTTGATAAATCAGATATTGGATACTACGGCTTTGATCGTAGAAGCAACTACGACCTTAATAGTCCAGAGGGCAGACGGGAGTTCCAATACGCCTTAACTGATGCTGATGCAGTTATACATCTTGCGGCTCGTCCTAGAATTCCTACAAGTTGGGGATCGCCTTCAGCTTATATCAAAGACAATATTGAATTAACTGAATACATTGCTCAGTCATGTGCTACATTTGGAGTACACCTAGTGTTTGCCAGTTCTAGCTCAGTCTACGGTGATGGCACAGGTCCGCTCAATCCCTACAGCTGGACAAAGCAGTCTGGCGAGCAAGTGATAGAAGCCTATAGTCGTTCAATGGGTCTACGTTATACTATTTGTCGTATCTTTACCTGCTATGGAGAAGATGCTCCATACGGAGACAACGGATTAGTAATAGGCAATTGGCTACACTCAGCCTTAAACGGCAAACCAATCTTAGTTCGTGGTAATGGACAACAGCGTAGGGACTTTGTTCACGTTGATGATGTTGCCCGAGCATTAATTCTAGCAGTAGATAAAGCTCCGCCTTACACTACTATAGATCTAGGCACAGGTCAAAGTTGGAGCCTGGCTGAAATTGCACCCTTGTTTAACTGCCCAATTATTACAGAGCAAGAGTTATTGGGCTATGCTAAAGAAACTTGTGCGGATACCACCCAAGCAAAAGAATTACTTGGATGGTCTGCTACAACGCTACTTCCAGATTGGATTAGCTCTCTAAACCTAGGTAAGGACCCCAGCTAGGATGTGCCAAGTGGAATTCAAACTGCTTGCGTCTTTCCACTAATTCATAATAGCTAGGCTTGTGAGGCATTTTTCTTGGCTTGAACCCAGATTTATTGCCTTTGTGACTGTTACACTTAGAACAAGCACAAACAGCGTTTTCCCACACTGACTTTCCGCCCTTAGAAACAGGGATCAAATGGTCTAGAGTAGCAGTACGGCGGTTTACATCGGTGCCGCAGTATTGACATGTGTACCCATCGCGAAGAAATACATTCTGTTTTGAATAACGAATGCCAGATTTCTTCTTCATGTATTCTTTTACCATAATTACGGCAGGCACGCGAGTTTCCCAGCGAGCTGATCTCACAATCCAATCTTCGTGCCACTCTAACACATGGGCCTTGTCTAAGACCATGTATTTTATGGCTTCTTGCCAATTGATTGCGCTAAGTGGAAGCATTGACACTGGGCTTCCGTCCGTGTTTAAAACTAGAGTATCCATGATAAAACTATTTATTGGGTGCTTGATTACAGCTCTATTATAGCACATTCACAATGGTTTAATCAAGAGCTCAAACCAATAAATACCATGTATGAACCGCCAAAAGACCATTTTACAAGAAATAGCTACAGACGCCAAAGCGATAAAAGAAAGTCGCTCAGTACCAATTCCTCAGCCTACTGTAGACCGCAGTATGAGCTTTTTACGTAGTTTTGTTTTGGATATTCCTATGCAGACTGGCGGATATGTAGATACTGAAACACAGGTAGTGCAAGAAAATACAGAAGTTTCAGTTGAACAACAGGATTTGGACACTATGAAACGATTAGCAGGATTAAAATAAATGACAACAGCAACAATACTCGTAATTAACACTGGAACATCTGCTAATAAAGGGGACGGCGACAGTCTAAGAACAGCATTTTGGAAAGTTAATCAAAACTTCCAAATTTTAGGAGCCACATCTGGATTTAATACCAATGCTATTATCGATGTTGTAGCGCCTGCCTTTACACAATCTAATACTGATTACGGAATACAATATTTTTACAACTCAAGTACACACATTATTAGTGCCAGTTTAACAACTGCTACAACTGCAACAATTGGTGGCGTTAAGATTGGTGCTGGCATTTCTATTGATAGAAACGGAGTAATTTCAGCCGCTGCCGCTTATGTCTTGCCAACTGCCAGTCCAACTGTTATCGGTGGTGTTCGTGTAGGTAACGGTTTATCTATAAATCAACTTGGCATCCTTAGCAATGCAGGTGTGACTTTATTCAACAACAGAAGTGGCCAAGTAACTCTTTCTACTACAGATATAGAAACAGCATTAGGATATACTCCGGCTAACGCATTCTTAGAAGGACAGCCAAACGGTATTGCCACATTAGATGCACAGGGCCATATTCCTTTAACACAATTATCAGACGCTGTGTTAGGTGCATTAAATTATGCAGGTACTTGGAACGCAAGCACAAACCGTCCAGTGCTAACTGCTTCTACAGGAACTAAAGGCAGTTACTATAAAGTTAGTTTTGCGGGAACAACTAATCTAGATGGCATAGCAGTTTGGAACGTTGGCGACCTTGCGTTGTTCAACGGTGGCAATTGGGATAAGATTGACGGTCTAGTTTCTGAAGTTGTTAGTGTTGCAGGACGAACTGGCGATGTTGTTTTAAACTATTCAGATCTACAAGGACAAATTACACAACGTAGCACATTCAGTGCAACAGTTACAGCAACTAACGTTGCGCTTGGTGTTGTTAAGATTGGTGCAGGTATACAGGCCAGCAGTGATGGCACTATTAGTGTTGATACTCGTGCGGTATCTACTGCTACTACCAGTACACTAGGTCTTATTAAAATTGGGCCTGGACTAACAGCCAGTGGCGATGGTACTGTTACTGCTAACGTGAACAACGGTATCCAAGACATTACTTTTAACATTAATGAATTAGGTACATTAAATCCAAATGAAGATTTAGTTCTACGCCCAACCAGCGGTGTAGTTCGTGTTTATAATACAATCCTAAGCCAAGTTGGAAACAACGCATTAATATTAAGAACTAACCCGTTCTTGAACGCAGGTCTTGCAACTGATGCAACTAACTTTAGTTTACGTATCGTCGGCGATAGTAACGTAGGTTCAAATTTATTTGATGCTGGTGTATATAACAGCCCAATCGCAACTACTGGTTGGTCAAGTAAAATGCTGTTGCGTAAGAATGGCAACTTAACGATTGCAGGTAATTTACAAGTTAATGGAGCAGGGGGTATTACATTCCCTGATGGTAGTTCACAAACAACAGCCGCAGTTATTACTACTGCTACAAACTCCACAGTTGGTGGTATCATTGTTGGTAATGGTTTAGCAATAGATGGTAGTGGTGTATTAAGTGCAACAGCAGGAACAACTGGAGGAAGAATAACCAGCCGAGGTCCATCGACACTTGGATCAAGCACAGATGCTGGTAATCCAGGCGAAGTAACATACGACGGATCATATTTTTACCTTTGTGTTGCAACCAATAGCTGGGTAAGAATACCTATTGCTAACGGTGATGCACCAGGTACATGGTAATAGAATTTTAGGATAATAAAATGGGAATTAAAATTTCACAGCTTCCATCACTGAGTCAGGCAAATATTAGACCCGGAGATACAATGCCAATCGTTAATACCTCCACAGGTGGTACTAACAAGATATCAATCAACGATATTAAGATTTACTCTACAGCTGGATTAAGCAGTTTAGCATACTCGGCGGCCTACACAGATATACAAGGTTTACCTTCAACATTCCCTGTAGCTATTGCTACAGCTAATTCATTAGGCGGAATTAAGGTTGGCCAGAACTTGACAATAAGTCAAGATGGTACTTTGGACATGGGTCCAGCATTTAGTACTATCAACGTTGGTAATACACAGATCATGGCCATGAGTGGCATGAGCAGTTTCAACTTGATTGCAGGTAACAACATTATCCTTACTGCCGATCCAGTAACAAATAATATTACAATTGACTCTACTGGCGGTGGCGGTGGTGGATCTGGTAATGTAGGAAAAGGAAACACTGGTACTATTGCTGTTTATTTTAATACAGCTACAGTTACAGGAACAAACATAACATATGATGGTCAGAACATGACCATTCCTGGCATATTCAATTCACTTGGTGTTGTAACAGGTTATCTTACAGCTACAAACATTGTAACACCTGCCGCTGATTTGATCCTAGCACCAGGCGGTAACGTTAGCGTTACTGGTAAGCGTATTACAAACTTGTCAGCACCAATTGGTTCAACCGATGCGGCAACTAAAGGTTACGTTGATAATGCAAGTTCTAAAGCATTTGGTAAAGTTTCTGTACCTGGTCAAGGTTTAATTAGCGCGACCAGTGGTACTGACAGTTTAAACTTTATTGCAGGTAACAACGTTACATTGAGTACTAACCCTGGTACTAAGACAGTTACTATCGCAGTTAACAACACACTATCATTCCAGTTGTTACCGGCCAGCACATCAAGTATTGGTGGTGTTATTGTTGGTTCGGGCTTGGCCATTGACCAAAACGGTATTCTAAGCAGTCTAGCAACAGCACTAACAACAGCTACAACAAGTACAGTTGGTGGAATTAAAATTGGTAGCGGTCTATCAATTACAGGTGATGGCACACTAAGTTCAGCGGCACAATTTACTCTTAACACAGCAACAACAGCAACACTAGGCGGTATCATTATTGGTTACGGTCTACAGATTGACAAAACAGGTACTGTTAGTGTTCCAAGTCAAGTATTAACAACAGCTACTAAATTCTTAGTTGGCGGTGTTAAGATTGGTAACTCAATTGCCGCGGCAGTTGACGGTACTATTGATGTTAACGCGGCAAATATTCCTCCAGCAACTACAGCAACTAACGGTGTTGTTCGTCCTGGATACGGATTGAGTGTAACACAAGATGGAGCACTGAACTTAGGTGTTGATGGTAACTTTACTATTACAGGTAACCTAAGTGTTAATGGTGTTATCTCAGCAACTAACATATTCACAACAGGCACAGCAGTTACAATTATTTCAAGTGCTAACGATTTGCAACTACGTGCAGTTGGTCAAGTAATTACCAACACAACTTTATACGTAAACACATCAACGCCTGCAACTTCAACTTCAACAGGTGCTTTGCAAGTATGGGGCGGCATTGGAGTTGGTAAGAATATTATTACAGGTGAGCCAAGTACAATCAACGGAGTGTTGATTGGTGCTGGTGGTTCTGCACAGCCATATAACATTGCTATTGGTGCAGGCGCACTACAAAACAATAATGGTGCAAAATATATTACAGCAGTAGGATTTAATGCATTGATTAATGTTAATGCTGATCAAAATACTGCTTATGGTTACAACGCAGGTGTTAGCTTACAAAGCGGCGGCAACAATACATTTGTTGGTATTGGTTCAGGTCTTGGTGTAGTATCAGGAACATATAATGCCGCATTTGGTCAAGCAACATACCCAGGCGTTGGTGCAAGTAGTTACAATACTATCTTAGGCGGTTACATCAATCAGCAGACTATAGTAGCACAGTCTAACAACGTGTTAATTGGTTACAATATCCAGAACGGTACAGTTCGTCCTGGATCTTACAACACAGTAGTTGGTAATAATACTCATCAGAACAACACCGGTTCTTATAACACTATGATTGGTTATGGTGCTGGTAGTAATCTAACTACAGCCAGCAATCAGGTTATCATTGGTGGATATAACGGTAATGCTATTGCTACGTTATCAAACTATGTCAGCTTGTCAGATGGTGCAGGCAACTTGTATGCACAGTGGGATGGTAAAGGACAACTTACACAATATAACACAGCTACATTCTACGCAACGCAAGATGCAGTAGATTCAACCAGCTCGGGTGCTGTGATTGTTGCAGGCGGCATGGGTATTTCTAAGAGCTTGTGGGTAGGTACAAACTTGTATGTAGGCGGATCACAAGTTGTTACTCAAGCAAATTTAGGTACTCCATTAACTGGATTACAAGGCGGTACAGATACTCGAGTAGCGTTAGTTAGTGCTGGTGTGTATGCTATATGGAACACAAGTACATTCCAGTCTATTACTAACAGAGGTAACAGCACAACTAACGTAGTTCATATTACAGCACTTTCTGGTTCAACAGGTACAAGTACAGGTGCTTTAGTAGTTGACGGCGGCGTTGGTATTGCTGGTTCCGTAAACGTTGGATCTATCTTAAACGCAGGTGCAGACAGCACATTAACTTCCACAGCAACTAACGTTGGATTATTTGATCGTGGTCGTCGTGTATTGACAGAAGCAATACTAATTCCAAATCTTGGAATTGATATTACAACATCGAGTAATACTGCAACAGTAATGGCCTATTCTGTTAAGAACTTAGGTGTATTGAATATTGCGCAAGGTGTTGATACTTCATTGTTACAGAACGGTACAGCGGCAGTTAGCGCAACAGGAACTGTTACTATTAACGTTACAAGTAACTTAGATACAACAACAAAACGTGGCGGTGATGCTTATGTCCCAATAAGAATTTTAACCACAAGTACAATCTCAACAGGTACAAGTTCAGGCGGTTTAGTTGTGCTAGGTGGTATGGGTATTACAGGGCCAGTAAACATTAATGGTAGTATCACACTTAATGGTACCAGTTTATCAACCGCAACTATTTTCAACGGCGGTACAATTACTGCTCCTCTATTTGTTAACAATGCTACAGGATCAACCAGTACTAACATTGGTACTAACCTCAACGGTGCTGTTTCTGTAGCAGGCGGTTTATCGGTTGCTCAGGATATTAACGTAGCAGGTAAAGTGTATGTTAATGGTATCCAGCTATCAACAAGTACTATTTTTAACGGTGGTATTGTTACTAACGCACTAACTGTTAATAACGCAAGTGCCAGTGCTTCAACAAGTTCTGGTGCATTGTTAGTTACTAACGGCGGACTTGGTGTAGGTGGTCGAATTAACGCTACCAGTTTCTACATCACAACAGCTACAGGTACAACTCCTGTACCGTTAGGATATGGTCCAATAATGAGTGCGTATCTAAGTTCTACTCAAGGTTCCGTAGCTTCTGGTGTTGCAACAAAAGTTCAATTTCAGTCAAAGGAATATGACACTGCTACCAACTATGATAATACTTCAAACTTTAGATTCACACCGACTACTCCTGGTTTCTATCAAGTGTCAGCAAGTGTTCAACCAGCTGCCAGTGGTACAGGATTAGTAGGAACTTCAATATACAAAAACGGTGGAGCATACAAAGCTGGTAATAAATTTGCTAATAACGCCGGCGGAGTAATATGTACAGCTGATGCTATTGTACAATGTAATGGATCCAGTGACTTTATTGAAGTATGGTTCTTCCAAACCACTGGAGGGGCAATGACATTACCAGTAAGTACAACAGCCACTTACTTCCAAGCAACGTTCTTACGTGGACTATAAGATGCAGTATAGATATTATGTTGTTGTTCGAGATCCAGACGATAAACCCAGTATCCATCAGGATCTAACTGCATCGTGGGGAACAGAATATGTTCCTGATCGTCCTATTGTCTGTGATCGACCTTTACAGCACAGCTTACATAATGGTATCTATTATCTATATCCGGAAGAAGCCGAAGTATTAAAAAATGACCCACGGGTATGGGATGTACATAGAGATCCTGCTGACCTAGGAATATTACCTAAACCAACTACACTTACAACAGGTACGTTTGCCAAATACGGATATGCTAATACCAATACCGACGTTAACTGGGGATTATTAAGAACTATCAGCAAAACAGAACCTTTCCAAGGTGCTACTGCTACTAATGCGGCTTTTACTTTTAATCTAGATGGCGCAGGAGTTGATGTTGTGTTTATGGATTCAGGTATAATAAAATATCATCCAGAGTTTGCTGTAAATCCCGATGGCACAGGTGGTACTCGTGTAGTTGAAACCAATTGGTCAACCTATGGAGTAATACCAGGTAATGGTGTTACATCTTGGGTAGGAGACAATGACGGACACGGTTCTAATGTGGCCAGCATAGCTTGCGGCAATACTCAAGGATGGGCTCGCAAGGCCAGTATATATAGTTTTAATATCATCGATCCTACACTACCGACTTATACAGATCCTATATCTGCGCTACAAACAATGCGTCTCTGGCACAATTCCAAACCTACAACATCTACTGGTTACAAGCGTCCAACAGTATGTAGTAACAGTTGGGGTTATGATATACAGTACGCAAACATGACAGGTACATTCTGGCAAGGAACACTATATCCAGAAACTGGCCCTAAAGCTATCTACGGACAAGTTAGCTCAGACGGTAGTGTGCCTGCCGCAAATACTTCTACTACTGTGTTTGGAGCACGTATCACTGCTATCGAAGCAGAAATACTGGCATGTCAAAATGCAGGAATAATTTTTACAGGTGCCGCAGGTAATCAAGCTATGAAGTGCGATGTGCCTGGAGGTACTGACTACAACAACTATTGGATAGATAATACTAATGCCAAGTATTATTATCATAGAGGTACAACACCAGGAGCGGCTACAGGAGTTATCTGTGTTGGAGCTACCAGCTATTCACTGCCTGAACATAAGATAAGTTTTTCAAACACTGGCCCTAGGATAGATATATTTGCTCCTGGCGCGGCTATCATGGGTGCGTACCTTAACAAGGCCTATGCAGACCCTGCGGTCGTTGATAAAAGAAGTGGAAATATTTCAACAAGTACTACAGCAACATTTTATCTAAACAAGATAGATGGAACAAGTCAATCATGCCCTCAGGTTACAGGAGTAGTTGCATGCCTTCTAGAAAGTCGACCATGGTATAAGCCTTGGCAGGTCTTACAATGGATTAACGACAACGCTCTAGTAAATACGCTATCAGAAACATATTATGGCGGTGCCGGATATGTGCAATTTGCTGGATTACAAGGTGCGGCAAATAAACAGCTTTATCAGCCGTTCAATAATCCGTACCCTTGGTCAATTACATCTGGATTCTAACAATGTCATCAATAAAATTTAGTCAACTACAAACTCTAGCAAATCCCCCAGGCGATACTATATTTCCAGTAGTATCGAGCGGAACGAACTATCAAATCAGTTTAAACACTCTTAGATTAGCGATAGCACCGACACCTACCTGGAGTAGCATAACAGGTAAACCATCATTTGCTACAGTAGCGTTCAGTGGCTTATGGCAAGACATCGCAAACAAACCAACAATCCCATCTATTCCCACAAACGTTAGTTCGTTTACTAATGATTCTCAATACGTTACTCAGTCTGCATTTACTTGGAACAATCTAAGTAGCAAGCCAGGCTTTGCGGCAATTGCTTCTAGTGGTAACTGGAGTGATGTAGTTAATAAACCTGCGTGGCTAAATTCAAACACAGTAGGTGTTCTATATAACAGTAATGGAACCATTGGCTGGACTACTGCAACGCTAGGTGGTAGTGGAATATCTACTGCTACAGTTACGGCGTTGATAGCAAACAGCTTAACCAACTATACAGCAACGCCATTCAAACTAACATCAAGCACACAGGTTGTAAGTCTAGATTCGAGCGGTACATTACACACTCCTCTACTATTACCTAAAATATTCACTGCGCTTCTGCTTCCAGTACGCCATAGCGGAGATCCCGGAGCATTTGCTTGGGAATATGAAGTACACTTTG